GACGTCCGTCATTCCCATGATGTAGGACGGGCTGACGCCGAATATCTCCGATAGACGTTCTATCGCCGAGCGCTTCAGGTTATGCGTTTGCCCGGATTCCCATTTCTGGACTGCGGCTCGCTTCACACCGCCAACCAAGGCCCCCAACTCTTCCTGAGACATCCCCTTAGCAGTGCGAAGCTCTCTGATTCGCTTCCCCTGTAAAGTTTGTCTCTCCGCACTCATTGCCCTCGCCTCCTCGTTATACCCGTATGATACCATAAGTTGCCCAGTAAGATACAGGCGTTGAAATAAAAGATACAAAAACCCTTGCATTATTCGAGGGGGCCTGCTATGATGTATCCCAAGAAGATACAAAAAGCGAGGTTATACTATGAACCCTAACAAACTTCGAGCGGTGATGGCGTTGCATGGTGACACCGGGGTGAGATTATCCAAGGCGCTCAAAATCTCGCAACAAACGCTTTCCAAGAAGATTAACGGGAAGGTCGACTTCACTCAGCGCGAGATCTGGTTGATCAAAGAGCGCTACCAACTCTCCCCCGCAGACATCGACGAAATTTATTTTGCGGAACTTGTATCCTAAAATGATACAACGGAGGGAGCCGACGCTATGAGCAAATTGTCCGTAGAGCGCGCCGCCGCCGAGATGGGTGTGACTCCGCAGTTCTTACGCATGGGGCTACGAGCTGGTAAGTTTCCTTTCGGCACTGCGGTCCAGATGCCGGGTGGTAGATGGTCCTACTACATCAACGCGACGCGACTCGAACGATACCTCGCCGGTACGGACATGCGGGAGGCGACAGCCTAACCGATACCATGCGCGAGGCTAGGAGGACGGTTAAATGATGGATGTGTTGGATGTCATTACACTATTTGCGATGGGGTTTGTGGTTGGCATGGTATTAGCCTATCTAGGCAGGGAGAGGAGGACGCGTCGTGAACGGGAAGGCAGCCGCTAATTGGCAACTCTACGCCTGCAGTCACCCAAACTGCGGCATCCTTCACATTTCGGCGGACAAGCCCTACCCGATGCCGCCTTACTGCCCGACACGGCACGAGAGTGAATCTGAGGAGCAGCATCAGACAGTGCACCAGGGGTCTACCGATGCTCATAAGACCTGGTTCGATACTCTAACCGGGGCCTATGTCCGCTACACCCACAAGGACATCTACGGCGGCACTTGTTGTGAGTTTATATGCTTAGGTTACGATGAGGTGCGCTGCCCTAACTGTGGGGAGCCGGTGCCCGATGCCTACAGGCAGCAATGCGACCCGAAACGATATGTTGGCAAGGCGGTGGCGTGATGGACTGGTTCCCTTGGCCGTGGGAGAGCCTGGATTGTTGGATATTGGTGGCCTTAGTCGCCTGGGGCTACGCAAAGCAACTAAGAGCAGAGAGGATGGTTATACGTGGAACAAACAGCAGGCAAAGTGTTGAGATTCGATCTCCGGAAAATTAGAGGGCGCTTAGAGGTAGGTAACCCAGACGGAGTGCTAGACATAGCAGCCGACAGCCGCGAGAAAGCATTGGAGACCTTGTTGGAGTGGTTAGATCCCCTGTGTGACAGGGAAGTAGTCAACGACGTAACGGATTACTACTGCGAGGTGGCTGCCGACAATGCCTGTTGCGAGGTTGAAGCGGACATCGGGATATTCGACGCTAAAAAGACCACCGCGGCAACGGTGGTTGGGTCGAGGGCTTAAAAAAATCAAAACACCTCTGCCGTCAGTATAGCACCGGCGGCAGAGGTGTGCAAGGGAGAGATTGACGTGGCGGTACAGATGCAAGACCGCGAAACATGGCTGGCAGAACGGAAAAAAGGCATAGGCGGCAGCGACGCTGCAGCTATCTGCGGCCTCAACCCGTACAAAAGCCCGGTGGAAGTGTGGTTGGAGAAAACCGGGCAAGCGCCTGACGAAGAGTCGGAGAGCGAAGCAGCCTACTGGGGCAAGCGGCATGAGGATATGCTGGCTGAGGAGTTTGCTCAGCGGCATCCTGAACTGACGGTGTATCGCATCGATCAGATTGCCGGCGACTATTGGCCGTTTGAGATCAGAGAGGGTCTGTGGGTGAGCAAGAGTTATCCTTGGATGGTCGCCACGCCCGACCGGGTATATCGCCCCAAATCCGGCAATATGGGCATCATCGAGATAAAAACCGCCTCCGAATACCTACGGGACGGCTGGGGTGAGGACAAAGCCCCGCAGCAGTACGTTATCCAGGTGCTGCACTACTTGGCCGTCACCGGCTTCGATTACGGTTGGCTAGTGGTGCTGATCGGCGGCAACAAGTACCGGGAGATCGAGGTTGAGCGCGACGAGGAGACCATAGCAAGCCTTGTAGAGATCGAGCGCCGTTTCTGGCACGACCACGTTCTGACAGGTATACCGCCCGCCTTCGACGGCAGTGAAGCCTCTACCGAGCTGGTCAAGCGGTTATATCCCGAAGGCAAACCCGAAGCTATAGAGCTGCCACCTGATGCCGGGAAATTGGTGGCCGAGTATGAAGAGGCGGCCAACTACGAAAAGGAATGGGCTGCCCGCAAGGAAGCGGCAGCGAACCAACTGCGCGGCATGTTGGGCGAGTACGAGTGTGGTTGGGTGGGCGACAAAAAAATTATCTGGAGCAACGTCACTGCGAACCGGCTGAACACTAAAGCGCTGCAGAAAGCGCATCCAGAGATATACTCCGAGTTCTGCAAGGCAAGTACGTACCGCAGACTCACCATTAAGTGAGGTGTTAAATAATGTCTGTAAATCAAAGCGAGCTAAAGAACGCCCTGGCAAACAGGGTTGCGAATGGTAATGTGCCGAAGGCCAAAAAGCCGGAGGACACCATACGGGAATTGCTTGCACGTATGGCACCGGAGATCAAACGGGCACTGCCCAAGCACATGGACGCAGATCGGTTAGCACGCATTGCCATGACAACTATCCGCATCACGCCAAAACTGCTGGAGTGCAACGCTCAAAGTCTTCTAGCCTCCGTTATGCAGGCGGCCCAGTTAGGGCTGGAGCCTGGACTGTTAGGCCATTGCTACATCCTGCCCTATAAAACTAAGGACCGGGGCATGGAGGCACAGTTCATCATTGGTTACCGGGGCATGATCGACTTAGCCAGGCGCAGCGGCAATATCGAGAGCATCCAGGCCCACGAGGTCTACGAGAACGACTACTTCGTGCTTGAGTACGGCCTCCAGGATACACTGCGACACATCCCCTGGCACTTGCGGGAGGACAAGCAGTTCAATGAACCTGGCGGCTTCCGCGGTTGCTATATGGTCGCTAAGTTCATCGGCGGCGGTCACCACATCCACTACATGCCTAAAGCGGAGATCGACGCTCACCGCAAGCGTAGCAAGGCTTCCGACAATGGCCCCTGGGTAACCGACTACATCGAAATGGCAAAGAAAACCGTGGTTCGCTCCGCTTGGAAGTGGCTGCCGATCAGCGTTGAGATCATGCAGAAGGTGGCGGCCAGCGACGAGACGGTTAAGACCGAGATTGCACCTGATATGGGCGACGCACCCGACATCATTGACAGCACAGGGTACGTGATAAACGAGGCTGCACAGGAACAGGCTGCGGCTGCTGATGCTGTACCCGCCGAGCCTAGCCAGCCCAACCAGCAAGGTCTGCTATGACGATCTGCCCCCGTTGCGGCCAGCCGGTACAGATCGTTACCTTGCGAGGAGGTGGGACTGTCGTAACGTGTTATGCGAGAGACTGTTAAAACTGAAGAAGGACAAATAAACAAGCGCCCGCCGCTCCGGTTGGTTCCAGCGGTGGGCACAAGGGGGGTCATTGATGTTTGCTAATGACGACATGCAACGATGCATCAGGAATCTTCGCTGTGCTGAAGCTGAGTTCAACGAGGCGGATACACCGCAGAAAATCGATGCAGCGATATACAGGATGTCCGCCGCCGAGGCTGACATAGCCCACCTGCGAGTTGTGACAGGCGGTCCGGTACCGCGGAGAGAGCGGCGTTATCAACGAGAGGTGGTGGAGCAGATTGGGTAGCATCCCGACCTACGAGTACCCCAACACTCGGCGCGTGGTGTACGAAGAAGGCGCTACGTTCATTCCGGTATGCAAAATATGTGGTAGATACGTCATACCAGATAGCGCCATTTTTGTAAATGGAAATGGCGTTATAGATCAACCCAATGCGACGTGCAAAAAATGCGGACGTACGCAAATGCTCTTTGAGGGGTTTGTTTAGTAACAAGAAGGAGTGACCAACAGTGCTGAACAGGATAGTTTTGATAGGCCGCCTAACCGCCGATCCGCAGTTACGTACCACACAAGCGGGCAAATCTGTAGCAAACTTTCGCCTAGCAGTAGATCGGCCGAAGTACGGCGAGGGCGAGAAGCAGACGGATTTCATCGACATCGTATGCTGGCAGAAGCTGGCCGAGATAGTCTGCAACAACCTGCAGAAGGGCCAGTTGGTGGCAGTAGACGGCAGGCTGCAAATACGCCAGTACGACTGGGAAGGGCAAAAGCGGACAGCGGCAGAGGTTGTGGCCGAGGGTGTGCGATTCTTGGATGGCAAGAAGGAGCAGGCACCGCAACAGCAGCAACCAGCGAGCCAGAGCGGGTACATCACCACGGCGCAATATGGCAGTGGCGGGTACGGGCAGCAGGGGTATGGGTATCCACCACCTGGCGGACCGGACCAAGTGCCCTTTTGAGCAGTCTGTTAGGCGGGAGTTTGCGTCAAGCGCAAGCTGCGCAGATTCCCCATGATACCTATATTACGCTGGTTTGATGCGAATTATGCGGATGGCAAATACTGGAGGTGGATAGGTTGGGCAGACACATAGCAATGTTCAGCGGCGGCCTTGCCAGCGCGTATGTGGCAAAGATAGTTGCAGACAAGATCGGCAAGCAGAACCTGCAACTACTGTTCACCGATACGCGTTGGGAAGATGAGGACACCTACAGATTCCTGCACCAGGCTGCTGAGTACATCGGCTCCCCTTTGGTAGTGCTGCAAGATGGCCGTACACCAGAGCAACTATTCCTAGATGAACATATGCTTGGCAATAATCGTGTGCCAATATGCAGCGTGAAGCTCAAAGCAAAACAGACACAAGCGTATGTAGAGCCTGGCGACATTCTCTATTTTGGCATCATGTGGCACGAAGCGCACCGAGCAGAGCGCATAGCAACACGGTACGCCAAACAAGGTGTAGAATGCCGATTCCCGCTTAATGAACCGCCCTTTAAGACAGACATAGAGATTCGCAAGGAAATCGAACAAGTGTGGGGCATTAAAGTCCCCCGCATGTACGACTTAGGCTTTACTCATGGCAACTGCGGCGGCAGGTGCGTGAGGGCTGGGAAAGGCCATTACGCCCACCTTTACCACACATGGCCGAGAGTTTATAAAGCGCAGGAGGACATGGAGGAGAAGTTCCGACAAAAATTCGGCCGGGATGTGGCGATTCTCAGAGATACAGACGGCAAGCCGTTGACCTTAAAGCGATTCCGGCAAGAAGTGCTAGAACCGGCTGGCAGGCAATGTCCCCTATTCGAGCTGGTGGATATGGCTGCAGGGCCGTGCGTTTGTTTCTATGTGGAGGGTGAAGCTGGCGCATACTCCCCCTGATACCTAATTTACGCTGAACCGATGATGGTTATGCGTATGGGAATATATGGGAACGAGAAAATAAGGTGAGGGTTGATACGCGATGCTCACAAAACCGGAAGCGGCGTTCTTGACGATATTGCCCGAAGGCCGCGATAACGCACTAACTGCCCGTGAGATCGGTAACCTGATGCTACCACGCCTGGGATACGGACCTAGCGAGCGCGCAGTGCGCCAGATCGCCTCCGATCTGCGCCGGCGAGGTCACTTGATCGGCAGCTCGCCGCGGGCGCCATATGGGTTCTACCGGCCAGCCGATCTGGCCGAGGCCGAGGAGTGCCGGGAGCAACTGGCGAGGAGGCTGCGGGAAGTGAGGAGGACTGTGGCGGCTTATGACCGGGCTGTCAGCAAGATGAAGTGGCGTGCAAAGGCGGCAATGAACACGCTGCCGGGGATGGGGCAAGGGGCTTAATGATGCCGACGACCAAGAAACAAGGTGATACGGATGCCTAACAGGATGATTAAGGAATCTATATGCACATCAGATACCATTGATCAGCTTGCAGCCAACGAAGAGCGGCTATTTTACCGCCTTCTAGTGAACGCTGACGACTTCGGGCGTTTCGATGGACGCGCTACCGTGGTCTTGGCGGCCTGCTTCCCATTGCAACTCGATAAGGTAGCCGTGGAGGCAGTAGAGTCATGGCTTAATAAACTGGCCGAAGTAGATTTGATTCGCTTCTACCACGTTGATGGCCGGCGGTATTTGTATTTCACTACCTGGGACAAGCATCAAAGAAAACGAGCAAAACATAGCAAGTACCCCGCGCCACCCACTGATAACATCTCCTACCCACATGACAGTAACACGACCTACATATGTCCGTCATATGACGGTCAGATGACAGCCACATGCGCCCGAGAAACGAGAAACGAGAATACGAGAAACGAGAATACGAGAAACGAGAGGCGAGAAACGACAGACGAGACACACGCGCGTGAAGAATCCGTCAGTCAGTCCGTCATCGATCCCGCTTTGGCGTATGTGATGGAGGCATATCACCAACACATCGGAGTACATGGACCATCACAGTTTCACGATCTACGCCATTGGCTTTGCGAGATGGGCGTGCCGGCCGAGGTGATCGTAGAAGCCATAACATTAGCTGCGGAACGCGGTAAAAGGCGGATGGACTATATCAACGGCATTCTCAACAACTGGTATAACGACGGGGTGAGGACGGTAGAGGAAGCCCGGATCAAACGCATGCCGCGTCCTGAGCCACGCGCAAGTCCCGGCAGCAAAATGACCTACCTCGAACGTGAGCTAAAGGAGGCTGGTGTGCTATGACCGATCTGGAGGCAAAGAAGATACTCTACGTGCTGGAAAGCGCATACCCGCGGTCTGAATTCCGGCCAGGTACCGCCACAATCTATTGCGAGATGCTAAAAGATCTGCCGCACGAAGTGGTATCTGAGGCTGTACGGAGACTTATCGCAACGTCCAAATGGCTGCCGACAGTGGCCGAGATCAGACGGGCGTGCATGGAAATAATCGAGCCGCTACCTAGTGCAGAAGCTGCATGGGTTGAGGCATGCGCTGCAGCTAGAGCTTTTACGCCATATCAGTCGGCTCAAAAAGAGCCGGCTATGTCGCCATTGACTCACAAGGCAGTGCAGGTGATGGGGGGCATAGAGGCTATAGCCTACAGCGATCAACCAGAGCTCATTGGCCGAGAATTTCGCAGAGTTTATGAGCGCCTGCGAGAATCCGAAATGCTGGTACGACAACAAGGCAGGGTTCCGATCAGGACAGCATTGCCGGAAAGCGAGGGATGATTAGATGCTCATGTTTGCTCTCTGGATAGTCACTATGCTGATCAGCGTTGCTTTTGTCCTCGCGGCCTTGCGAAAGGCGGGAGACGCTGACGAAGCCTTAGAGCGGATCATGGCAACACAAGCAATTGAAGCCTGCGCCCCTGCCACCGAAATCGAGGACCTGTGCATCCTTTCGGGTGCGGAGGGGTGGACGGAACCGAAGATGGCGCGGAAAAGGGAGGCAAGCTGATGACCTGGATCAACATGCACCCTCGTTACCGGATGTACTGCCCTGGCGCATGGGTATGCGTCTATGGCAGAAGCACGAGAGGCATACGGCGGCTGGCACGATTATCACGCGTGGATGGGTAGCAGATGGAGCGAATGGCGGCGACTGAACAAACGTTCCGAATGGAGTCCGTTGAGCGAAGCGGACCACGCTGACTTCGATGCGTGGTTGAGCGAGAGGGGGAGAGTGAATGAATAAAAACGTCACACTTACGTGGCTGGAAGATCAAGGCGCGTGCAACGCAGTTAAGGAATGGTTCGCCAAGCACTACCCAAACGGCGTTGGGCACAGGGAACTATATGCAGCGCTGCAACCAAAGCACAAGGGCTGGGGTTATTGGCTGTTAGGGCGTATCGGCAAAGCAGAGTTTGCGATCCGCTGTGCTTTGTGGGTGTACAAGGAGCCGACATGGGTAGAATGGGCAACCCGTTGGCTAAGCGGTGAGGACAGGACGGCTGCTACTGCTGCTGCTGCTGCTGCTGCAGCTGATAGGGCTGCTGCTGATGCTGATCGTGCTGCTGCTCGTGTTGCTGTTTATGCTGCCGCTGCTACTGATCGTGCTGCTACTTATGCTGCTGCTGCTGCTGCAGCTGATAGGGCTGCTGCTGATTGGGCTGCTGCTACTGCTGAATGGGCTGCTACTGCTGACCCCACCATCGACCTACTTGCCCTTTTGGATGAGTGCGAGGAGAGGGAGAAAGTGAATGAATAAACACATTACTCTTAAATGGCTGGAACAGCAAAACGCTTGTGGCGAGGGTAAGAATTGGTTCGCCAAGCACTACCCTGATGGGGTGGGGCACAGGGAACTATATGCCGCGCTGCAACCAAAGCACAAGGATTGGGGCTATTGGCTGTTAGCTCATATCGGAGGGACGGAGTTTGCGATTCGATGTGCCTTGCGGGTGTACAAGGAGCCTAGTTGGGTAGAATGGGCGAACAAATGGCTAAGCGGTGAGGACAGGACGGCTGCTACTGCTGCTGCTGCTGAACTTGCTGCTCGTGCTGCCTATGCTTATGCTACTGCTGCTGATTGGGCTGCTGCTGCTGCTGCTCGTGCTGCTCGTGCTGCTGCTCGTGCTGCTTGTGCTGCTGCTCGTACTGCTCGTGCTGCTCGTACTGCTCGTGCTGCTCATACTGCTGCTGCTTTTGATCCCACCATCGACCTGCTTGCCATTTTGGATGAGTGCGAGGAGGGGGGAGATTAATGAAAGCGGGACATGAGTTGGATGTATTGGTGGCTGAAAAGCTATTCAATCACAAGGTTTATCGAGTACCAGATTACGGGCCTCCAGTTTACATAGCCGAAGTGAAAGGCGGTGGCGAACATGTCCTACTATAACCCCACTGAAGAAGCGGAAATGCGCACAGTCTGCGAATGGCTCCGGCTGCACAATATCTGTTTCGCCCACCCCGCAAACGAAGGCATGCACAAGGTGCAGTATCGCCGCAAACAAGTGCAGCTCGGCCTAGCTCCAGGCCTGCCGGATCTGCTGATATTCGATGTGCCACCGAAGGGAGATTACAGGGGCACGGCAATAGAGTTGAAACGTCGGCATGGCGGAGTGGTTACCGCAGCGCAGAAGCAGTGGCTGGCCGACTTAGAGAAGCGCGGCTGGTTCACGGCTGTCTGCTATGGAGCTAATGAGGTTATTGAGCTATTGACCAGGCTTGGGTATGGGAGGCGGACAGCATGAATAACCTACCGCTTCCCGCAAACAAACAGGAAATAATAGTCAACCTGGAGAGCGAGCCGAACAAGCGTGGGAGAGACAAATGGTTAGTACCTGAATAAATAGGAGTGATCATATGGCCTGGTGTCCCAAATGCTTAGAACAGGATAAGCATAATCGCCTAGAGACGATCAATAAAGCTCGTTCCCGTTGCCCAATCTGCGGTGAGGAGGTAGTGGATCAAGATATCGAAACTAATGCCATTCGCATCACTGAAGCCCGGCTTTACTCTTTTTGTGCCGACTGCATCCACTGTAACGAGCCTCTACCCGGCGAGAGCAAGGATATCTGCTTGGCGGCGGGCGCGGAGGAAGGACGTTACCCAACACCAACGGAGGCCCAGGCCATGGCCAACATACAGGTGAAGCGGCAGGTGAGCGTGATTAAGCGCACATACGACACATTGGCAGAGGAGGACAAACGTCTCATTTTCATGCGGTATTTTCAGCGGAACAGACCGGCCTGGGTCGCCAAACAGCTAAACCTAAGCCTGCGGCAGATGTATAACAAGCAAAAAGAGCTTGTATGCGTGTTTGCGAAGGCGATGGGGCTGCTCTAGACTGCACTTTTATTGCACTTTTATTGCACAAAAACTGCATAAATACTGCACAAACATTGCACAAAGACTGCATAAAAACAGCTCAAAAGTATGGTAATATGTTATCAGGGAAATTGTATCGAGCCGCCGAAAGGCGGTTTTTCGTTTGTTGGGGAGCGCGGCAGTAACCGGCTGGGTAGTAAGTACGCAACGTTGAGGCTGCGCGGCTCTCCAGTACGGCGGCGCTCTACCAACACCAAAGATCGGAGGCTGCCGCGATGGCTAAAAGCAAATGGCCGCAGGTAAAAGAGCGGTTGGCCGAGATTGAGATATGGCTCCGCGAAGGGCTGACAGAAGCGCAGGTTTGCAAAAACCTGGGTATTAGTCATCAGACCTTAAATGTGTACAAAAAAGCCCATCCTGAGTTAGTTGAAACCATAAAAAGAGGCAAGCGAGTCATTGTCACCGAGATTGAAAATGCCCTGGTTAAACGTGCTCTCGGCTATGAATACGAGGAAGTGAAGACATATATCAAAGTCGAGGCAGATGGTGCAAAGACGGCGTATACCGAGAAAACGCTCAAGCACATGCCGCCTGACACTGCTGCCTGCGCCATACTCTTGAAAAACAAAGACCCGGAAAATTACACAAACGACCGAGCACTGTTAGAACTCAGACGGCAAGAGCTTGAACTGCGTAAGCAAATAGAGCAGGCAAAAAACTGGTAGGCAGGAGCAGGCAATGGCCAGACATGCGACGCTCAAACAATTCTATACGTCTAAAGCATGGCGGTCTTTCAGGGCCGCCATTATTGCTGAGCGTGGTTTTCGGTGCCAACATTGCGGCCAGATGATAACAGGTTTCGGCGACCTAACACTGCATCATAAAACCGAGCTGACACCCGAGAACGTCAACGATGCCACAATAGCCTTAAATCCTGATAACGTGCTGGTGATCCATCATGACTGCCATGACCAGATACACGGGCGGTTCGGGCATGAGCCGAAGAAGGGCGTTTATATCGTCTATGGAATGCCTTGCTCGGGCAAGTCGTCCTTTGTAGCACAGATGGCACGCCGAGGAGATCTCATAGTCGACATGGACCGACTGTATGAGGCGGTTACCGGTCTGCCAGCCTATGATAAGCCCGATGCGCTGCTGCCCAATATAAGAGCGCTTTATAACCTACTGCTCGATCATATTAAGACGAGATACGGCAAGTGGTGGACGGCATGGATCGTCGGCGGCTATCCAGACAAGTACCAGCGGGAGAAGCTGGCCGACGAACTAGGGGCTGAGCTGATCTATTGCGAGTGTACGAGAGAGGAAGCTATTGCCAGGCTGGAGATGGATGAACAGCGCCGGCTGATCAAAGCTGACTACATTAGATACATCGACAACTGGCTTGAACGGTATCAGGAGTAAGTGCATGATCCGCCATGAGAAAACACTTAATAGCAGCTACCCCCCCGGGTCGCTGAGCTGGGCTTTGGGCGGAAACCGGCGGCGGAGGTCAGGAAGCATACACGGGCTAAATTTTGAAATTCCCTCCAGGTTTTACTAGCCGTTTTGAAACTGGCCGAAATCGGGGAATTCAGGATCAAACGGGGTGATATTATGGGCCGCCAGACTGCCTACAACGAGGAGTATAAACGCTGGTCAGAACTGTTTGCATCAACCGATGAGGCGATCCAAAAAGCCGCCGCCGGCCTGATCGAGAAGGCTGCATATATCCACGGGTTATGTGCCGAGCTACAGGAAGTGATAAGCAAATCGGGAGCGATTAAGGTGCACCCGCACCATCCGGATATACAGAAGCCCGTGCCGGCCGTAAAGGAGTTGGCGAGGTTGACAGAGGCCTACGCCAATATTGTCAACAAGCTCAACGCCTTGCGGGCAAAGAATGTGATCGATGATGACGACGAACTTGCCGAATTTGTCTGAATTAAGAGAGCGTTACCCGGAATCGTTCCTGCTGGAGTATATCGGGAAATGCAAGACTGGCGAGATTCTGGTCGGTCGGGAGCTAATGCAGATGCTCGAAATATTACTCGGGCATTTCGCAGATCCCAATATCCGAATCGATTTCACAGAAGCGCATAAGCGCATTAAATTCATAGAGACACAATGTAAGCACTTTGAGGCGCCGTTTGCCGGCGAGCCATTTATTCTGATGCTCTGGCAAAAGGCATTTATCGAGTCCATATATGCATTCTACATCTATGATGAGGAAGAAGGTGCCTGGCTCCGGAAATACCAAGAAGTCCTGTTAATGGTGTCCAGGAAAAACGGGAAAACCCCACTGGTCAGCGCCTTGTGTTTGGCCGAGTTCTTCTGCGGCGAGACAGGCACAAAAATACTTTGCAGCAGTAACGATTATGCTCAAGCCGATCTGGCGTTTCAGGCAATCAACAACATGCGAGAGCAAAGCCCTGTGCTTGAAAAGGTCACCCGCAAGAATATCAAAGGGATCTATTTCGGGAACCCCAAAAAGCCAAGGCGAAAAGGCAAGTTCAGCTATGCCAACAAGGGCAGCGTAACTAAAATATCGGCCAGGACGAAAGCCCAGGAAGGCAAAAACATCCGGGTCGGCATGGCTGATGAAGTGCATGAGATGGTGGACGATTCGGCCATTATGCCGATGCGTCAAGCGCTTTCCACCCAAAAGAACCCGTTATTCATCGAGATTACGACCGAGGGTTTTATTAACGAAGGCTATCTTGACACTAGGCTAAAGGAAGCCAGGCAAGTATTAAATGGAGAACTGGACCGGCCTAGATGGCTGGTTTTTTTATATACGCAGGATTCGATAACAGAAATATGGCAGGACGAAAGCACTTGGGTTAAATCTAATCCGACGCTTGGGACCGTGAAAAAGTGGGGGTTCCTCCGCCAGATGGTGGACGAGGCGCGCACTAATACTGGGACCCGTGCGTTTGTGCTGGCAAAAGACTTCAACATTAAGCAAGCTACTGCTCAAGCATGGCTCTTGCCGGAGGAAATTGATAATCCGTCGACATTTGACATTGCCGATCTGCGTGGGGCTATTGGCATGGGCGGCGGCGACTTGTCAGAGACCATCGACCTAACCAGTACCACGGCACTGATTATGCGTCCGGGCAGCAAGATCAAATACCTGATATCGCAGTACTTCATACCGGAGGCCAAGATTGAGCAGAACGAGGACAAGAAAGACTATCTTGACTGGGCAAAGCGTGGACTGTTGACCATCTGCCCTGGCAATGAAATCGACTACTCCATGGTTGTAGCTTGGTATGTGAATCTCTACAGGCAGCACGGCATCCGGCTCTATAAGATCTGCTTGGATCGGTGGGGCGCTTCGTACTTGCAAAAGGACCTTGAGGATTATGGGTTCGACGTTGAGCGGGTCACATTTGAAAAGCATAATGTCTCGAACCCCATGAAAACAATGGAAGCTGATCTGCGAAGCAAGCTGCTCAATTACAACAATCATGAAATTACCCGCTGGTGCCTCCTGAATACGGGCATCAAAGTAGACAGCACCGGCTTGATAATGCCGGTTAAGATGCAGCCCAATAAGCGCATTGACGGTACTGCGGCGGTAATTATGGCTTATTACGGCTATAACAAGTATCGCACGGAGTACCTACAGGCATTGAGGTGATCACGTGAGGCAATATCTTGATGATATCCTCCTTTTGACAGGTTACGCCCTGATTGTCTATGGTGTGGCGCAATATAGCGTCCCCGCTGGCTGCATAGTAGCCGGCTTATGTTTGATAACCCTGGCTTATATGGTGGCTAAAAGTGTGACCAGGGGTTGATAGGGTGGTGATCGGATGCTTTTGAGCGGCATTATTCAAAATACCGACAAAAAATATATGTATGCCAAGCTGCTTGATGGGACTCTGCCGCTATACAGCACCACTCGCGATGTTTACAGTTACGACATTGTGCAGATGGCGATTGATTGTATTGCCACGGAGATCAGCAAACTGCAGCCCAGGCATATCCGGACGGATAGCAACGGCATGCAGACAACCCCTAGTAGTGCAATAAACCGGCTATTTAAAATATCGCCGAACGAGTTGATGACCACGCGGGACTTTTTAGAGAAGGTGACCTGGCAACTTTATACACAGTACAACTGCTTTATCTATCCGATGTATGATACCGTGACGGATAGCCGGGGTATTGTCAGACGGGAGTACACAGGCTTTTATCCATTGAATCCGTCTACAGTGACATTCCTGCAGGATGAGTCAGGGACTCTATTTGTGAAGTTTGGATTCATGGGCGGGACCAATTTTACCTTGCGTTATGATAATGTAATTCATCTGCGCAAGCGGTTCAGTCAGAATGAGATCATGGGTGGCGGACTGAATGGCAGGCCGGATACGACGGCTTTGCTTAAAGCTGCAGCCATTAACGACGAGGTAACTGAGGGATTGGCAAAGGCTGTAAAGGCGAGCTTGTCTGTCCGCGGGATACTGCGGATCAATTCCATGTTGGATGATGAAAAACAGCAGGCCGAGCGTGCGCGATTTGAAAAAGCAATTAAAGAGGGGATTTCCGGTATTTTACCGATAGACCTCAAAGGAGAATACATCGACCTCAAACCAGACCCTAAGCTGATTGACAAAGATACGCTAGAGTTTATCCAGTCCAAGGTTCTCTACTGGTACGGAGTGCCTCTCAAGATAATGGCCGGAAACTTCACCGATGAGGAATACCAAGCGTGGTATGAAAAGACGCTGGAACCTCTGATAGTCAGCTTTGGTCAAGGATTCACTAAAGCGCTGTTTACGCAGCGGGAGATTGACTTCGGCAACGAAGTCGTTTTCTACCATCGGAATATGATGTACCTGAGCACGGCCAGCAAGTTAAAACTTATTGAGATTGCCGGCCAGCAGGGTTTGCTCACCGACGATCAAAAACTGGCGGTGCTTGGTTATCCGCCGTTGGCCGACGGGACCGGATCCCGAAGGACGATATCACTTAATTATGTATCGACAGAGATAGCAGACGAGTATCAACTTAACCGGGCTAAAGCGCCCAGGATAGACACAAATAACAACTAGGCGCCCTCGAGGCGCTTTTTGATGCCCGAAATGAGGTGCTAAAGATGAGCAAGAGGAAACCCTTACCCGGTAAGGATGAGTTGGTAATCCGTAGTTTTATGATGTCGGATATCAGAGCTGCTGAAGGCGATGAAGCAGTAATTGAAGGTCATGCAGCTGTATATGACCAGAAAACCGCCATTGGCAAATGGTTCTATGAGGTCATAGAGCGCGGCGCTTTTGACGGCTGCGATTTTGATGATGTGCTGTTCACGGCCAATCATGAGCTTTGGGATATCCCCTTAGCCCGCAGTCGGCGTAATAATGCCAATTCCACGCTGCAGCTGAGCCTTGATGAAAAAGGGCTTTTCATCCGAGCAAAGCTCGACACCGAGAACAATGCCGAGGCCAGAAGCCTCTATTCGGCGGTAAAGCGCGGCGATATTACCGGGATGTCGTTCATGTTCTATGTGTCTGAGGAGCGCTGGACCGATCTCGATACCGAGATGCCGACTCGGTATATCGTCAAGGTCAAAAAAGTGCGCGAAGTATCTGCGGTCAACTACCCCGCTTATGAGGGTACTGACATATACGCTCGGGGCTTTCAAGAGGTGTTGGATAACGCCCAGCGGGCATTGGAGAATGCCCGTACGAAGGCCGCGTTGGAGAACGAAAAGCAAGAGCGTGAACTCCTGAAACTCAAAATTGAAATCCAATCGAAAGGTTGATGATGCATGAAAGAGCGTCTTATTAAACTCCTGAAAGCAAAAGAAGCCCGCAAGGCCGAATTGACCGAGAAGGCCAAGACTACGGAGAAGATCGACGAACTCCGGGCCATCAGTGCGGAGTTGGAAACCCTGAACGGCGAGATCGGGGATCTCCGCACCATGATCGAGGAAATTGAGGACGAGCCTGAACCCGAAAATAAGTCGGCCGATAATGCTCGCGCGGAAGAGAATCCCAAGGCCGAGGAGAGGCGTGAGCCTGCGCCTGTAGGCAAAACCCAGGTCCTTGCATCCTATGGCGTAGCTGCGGCTACCCAGGTAAAGACCGAAGACCGGGCTGCCGAGAGAGCTGAGGCCGAAAAGCGCGGCAAGGCCCTGCTTGAAGGCAGGTCTGTGACTGTCGGCGCAAGCAACCTGGTAATTCCGAAATACCAGGCGACCGATATTCGCCCCACTTTTAACGAGGTATCTTCGCTGATTGATCGGGTGTCGATAAAAATCCTGATCGGCGGTGAGTCGTTCCGGCAGCCCTATATAAAGGGGTATGGTATCGGCGGATACACGGAAGAAGGTAATACTCCTACGATCGCCGAGCCGACATTCGATTATGCCGACATAAATAAGGCTAAGATCACCGCTTACGCCGAGGACTCCGAGGAAGTGTTGAAACTGCCGGCTGCTGATTATGACGGCGAAGTACAGAAAGGCATTCGCATCGCCATACGCAAGAAAGTAACCCGGGAAATCCTTGTGGGTGATGGCAACACCAATCACCTGGTCGGTATCTTCAGCAACAAGGCAACCGCGATCGATTCCAGTACCGATCTGGAAATTGCCGTGATCAATGAGGACACTCTGGATCAGATCATCTATAGCTTCGGCGGTGATGAGGATGTCGAGGATGTAGCAGTGCTAATCCTGAATAAGCTGGACCTGAAGGCCTTTGCCATGCTGCGCGATGCGGAAGGCAGGAAGCTGCATAAGGTCACGAGCCGCGGCAATACCGGCGACATCGATGGTGTACCGTACATCATCAATAGCGCCTGCAAAGCGATATCCGACTCGACTGTCACTGCCGGCAATTATTGTATGGCCTACGGTCCTCTGTCGAACTATATGCTGACCATCTTCAGCGATATCGACATCTCCCGCAGCACCGACTACAAGTTCAAAGAGGGTATGATTGCCCACCGCGGCGTTGTGTTTGCCGGCGGTAACGTAGTGTCTAAGAACGGCTTCCTGAGAGTGAAGAAAGGCTCGTAAGAAGCGGATAACGAGAAAATGACGGCAGGCTGCTTTAATAGTGGCCTGCTGTTTTGATGGGAGGAAGCATCATGGCGAGAATAGGTTACGATCCCAGGCTGGGACGAATTAAAACGACAGCAGGACCGCCAATCGACCGAGCTTTTTTAGCACATTTCCAGGTGCCGGCCGAAAAGGCGACTGCTGCCGATACTGATGGCATTCACGAAGCAGTAGCCTGTACAACGCCGGCGATTTCCGCCGAGGCGACAGTAAAAGCGGCATCGAGCGCGAATGATAAGCTTACGATTACTGCCCCGTCATCTCTGGGAGCAGCGCCCAACAAGCTAAAGGTGTTACTTGTCCAAGCGACAGACGATAACCTGGCGGTGACTGGTGACGATGATACGGCCACGATCACCATTGCTTTGGCTAATTCGACTGCCAGCAACAACACGGCTACGCTCATCCAGGCGGCTATCAGAGCACTGGAAGAAGTAGCCGGCATCGACGTGTCCGAATTCATTTGTACGGCTGCCGGCAATTGGAATAGCGCCGCGACCGACACCGGTGAGACGGGACCGGTGCAGTTTTCCGGTGGCCAGACGGCAGCTCCTGATGTTATTACGGAGGAGGACATCACCCAGCCATCGGTGCCGCGTAACATCACGGCCACGGCTGGCGGCACCGCCAACGACATCGGTGCCGTTGCGGTGACTGTGGAGGGTTACAACGCTGCCGGCGAGTTCATCACCGAGACGTGTCCGGCATTTGCTGCCAATACGGCAGCCACCAAAGAGGGCAGTAAGGCTTTCGCCAAGGTCACCAAGATCATCATCCCGGCTCATGACGGGACGGGCGCTACTACGGCAATTGGCTATGGCGAGAAGCTGGGCCTGCCATATAAGCTGTCGCATAATACGGTGCTGGCAGCTTATTTGAACAATGTGAAGGAAACCAGCGCGCCGACGGTTACAACCAGCGCTACGGCACTTGAAAGCAATACCATCGATCTGGCCAACGACCTGAACGGTACGGTCGTAGACGTATACCTGATCGTATGAAACAGAAAGGCAGGTGGGATCCATGGCAATCCTCACGGCGCAAGAAGCTAAGGATGCGCTAGGATACGAGCCTGACGACGATATACCTGGCCGGGTGTCGTCCATTCTACTACCTGCCATTGACAATTTCCTGCGCGATGCTACTGGTCACGATTGGGCAAGTGATGCTATTGTCAGCCCAACAGCCAAGATGGCGGCAAGCATCCTATTGGTACGTTGGTTTGAAAATCCGACGCAAGTCGGAACAAACAATGATATAGGTGTCAAGGCATTAATTGCCCAGCTACAAGCCAAAGCATTGGTCGGTGATTATTCATGAGACGCTTAAGTGTGGGTGACCTGCGGCATCGCATTACTATTGAGAAGCCGTCGGAACAACAGTCAAAATCGGGGGCTGTCATACCGATATGGGAAGTCGCCGCTATCGTGTGGGCTGAAAAACAGGACCTATCGGGCCGGGAATATCTGCAAGCCCAGCAAGTAGAGTCGCTGATATCTACTCGTTTCCGTATACGCTACCGCGGTGATATAACGCCTAATATGCGCGTCAAATATGGCATCAACTACTATTCAATCGAGGCTGTGCTCGATCCGGATGGCCTTAAACGTGAGCTGCATCTCATGTGCAAGGCGGTGCCAGAACATGAAAACTAAGGTCGACCTTACCGGCATGATTGGCATTCGGCGAGCGCTAGGAAGCATAGAAGTCGACATCAAAATGGACGGCGCCAAAGACGCAGCATTGGCTGCTGCAGAAGTATTCAGAGACGGCATCAAGGAACGCATGCCGAAAAAATCCGGTGAAAGTGCGAGAAGCGTAACAGCACAAATAGTCGATGCAGAACCCGGCTATGTGCGAGCGGCAGCGGGACCCGATAAAGACCATTGGTACATCAGGTTCAAGGAATACGGCTTCACCGACCCGGCAGGCAAGAGGCATCGGCCTGAAGAGTATGGTGGCCCATTCATGCGACCGACGGTAGACGAAGATAGCGAAAAGGCAATCGAAGCTGCGGCGGCGGTATTGAGGCGGCATGTCGAGGGGGTGTGAGCCTTTGGCCCTTGACAAAGCTATAGTAGCGCACCTTAAAGCCCATTCCGGGCTTTTTGCTATTGTTGGGAACCGTATTTATCCAGGCCACAATACCTCGACAAAAGTAGTCTATCCCTATATCGCCTATCGCCGCGTATCTAACCCGCGGCAATATGTATGCGGCGGTACAGAGATATGGGCTAGGCCTAGATACCAGTTCGACTGCTGCGACGATACCTACGATGGAGCGAAAGACGTGGGAGATCAGCTGCTGGCCGCACTGGATAATAAAGGCCATACCGTTCTTGGCTCCTGCAAAGAAACCTACACCATTGAATCTTGCATGTCCAAAGATGACGTTGGCCCTATATACGTAGCTTCTGCCGATGATCCCAGACGGGGTATGTGGGTGCGGGTCATTGATTTTATCATCCAGCACAACGAATAGGGGGTGCGCGCGTGAACAAAGATCCCAACGAGGTAGCGGATATATTGGTTGACGTTGCTGATAAATTGCGTTGCGGGAGGATGAGCTGCATTAACTTTATTGTTAATGAGCTTTTAGACCCGAACCGAGCCGGCGATACCGTGAAATTCGTCGGTTCAGGGAGACGCAGGCTAATCCTGGAGATTAAAGAGGAAAATTGAGCTATTGTGCCGGCTAGGGAATCGCGACCCGAAGAGCTGCTGCCCCCCAGCCTGCCGGCCCAATTTTGAGGGGGTCTTTTTGCTGCGATGCGGGGGCCGCAAGCGTAGCAAGGAGACATCAAAATGAGCGCTATAGCTGGTAAGGATGGATTGGTGTCTTGGGACGGCAGCGAATATGCAGTCGTAGACTGGAGCCTTGATATCGCGGTAGATATGGTCGATGTCAGTATGTCCCTCTCGGATTGGAAAGAGTTTGTGGACGGGCTGGCCGGGGCTACAGGTAGTCTTACGGTCAGATGTGATCCGGTGACACACAACAACCTGATCCTCGCCGCACTGCCGCCGATTAGCCCGGCGACATGCATCTTCAAGGTAGATGCCACGCACGGCTTTTCGGCATCTGCATACCTGTCCGGTATGTCGCCCAGCCTCAACACAACCGGTTCAGTTGACGTGACATTCAACGTCCAGGTAACCGGGGCGGTAACACCGGTAGGGTTCTCGTAAGGTATAACAGGGCGGGAGCATAGCGCTCCCGCCTTTATGAAGTGAGGTGATAACCTATGGGCCTGTCAGGCAAATATGGAGCGATATACCTGAGCTCGACCGGTGCAGGAACGCCTTTTGCCGATGAGACTACGAGCGCCAACGAAGACCGCACTGTATATCAAATAATCAATCCGATCCATAGATACGTGGACCCAAACACGCCGGTAGTGGTCAAGATAAACGATGTAATAATTCCAAAATCGCATTATATATTCGGCTATGCCGGCGGGAAAGTATACTTCCGCGAACCTCTCGATGCTGAGGACAACGTAACAGTTGCAGGGACCTCGTTGACCTGCGCACAATTCGCCGAATGCCGCGAGTGGAGTATGGACGTTGCCACAGACATGATCGAGGTGCCGGTATTTCAGCAGGATTGGAAGCGTTATGTTCCGGGGCAGACAAGTGCCACTGGTACTTTTGCCAGGTGGTTCACGCTTGAGGCCGGCAGGTGGTTCTTAAATCGAATATCGGCACAGTCTCCGCTGATCATGCTTCTGTATACCCAATATAACGTAATCGGTTTAGATGATGCCAAATACGAGGTAGTTGCCTATTTGACAAGCGATGGTATCAAGACAATGATCTCTGGTGCCATCGATGAAGAAGTGGGGTTTCAGACAACCGGCCCGATCAATTATGTGGTCGGTTAATCCATTTTTAGGGGGCATATTGAGATGGTTAAATCAATACGCGAAATCGTAAGAGAGAAAAGTCTTGTACAGGAGCGACTGGTTGAGATTCCTGAATGGGGAGTGAAGTTGCTGGTACGCGGAGCAACACTGCTAAGTCGTGCAGAATGCCGCGCGGTATTTCCGGACGATCCTGCAGATACCCGTCCACTCCATACCGCCAAATTCGCGGCATCGATGATCATAGCGCATTGTTTTGATCCGGAGACCAAAAAGCCGGTATTCCAGGCAGCCGATCTAGATTGGCTGGCCAAGGATGCGTCGCCGGGAGCTATTGATCGGATACTCGGCGTTATCAATGAACTGTCCGGTTATACCAATAATCCCGTCGAGGATGCAGAAAAAAACTCAAAAGAAACCCTTGGCTTCGAAACCAGCTAGAGCTGGCTTACAGCCTGGGGAAAACACGCGCCGAGTTATTGACCGGCGAGGTCCAGCCCATGAGTGAGTGGGAATACATTCATTGGCTGGCTCTATTCTCGCTGTGGAAGAAAGAGCGACCAAAGCCGCAAGGAAGAAGGTGAGATCGTGGCAGATATCGGGCAACTGAGGCTGGTCGTCGATGCCGAAACCAAAGGTATGGAGCGGGCAATGGTCCGCGTCCAGCAAGGGTTAAAGGCGACGGAAACAGCCCTAAAAGCTCTTGGCAAAGGCGAAGAAGGCAATGCCCAGCGTGCTGCCGCCCTAGAGCGCGCCATGGTCTCACTGGCTCGGAGAGGCCTTGATGAAAACCATCAGGCTATGCAAAGGCTGGTAGCTGCTCATAACCAAGTACAGCGCGAGATGGAAGAGTCCGCCAGGGCAGCTAAGCTTGCCGAGAGACGGCAAAAAGAGTACAACGATGCAATTCGTATGTCGCAAAGGATATCCGTTGCTGTTGCTGCTGCCGTTACCGGTATGGCTATAGCAACAGGCAAAGCGATATCTACCTATGCCGAATATGAGCAGGCCGAAATAGCGTTCAAGACGATGCTTGGTAGCGCCGAGGAAGCGCAGACTTTCTTGGAGAAGATGTGGGATTTTGCGAAAGCTACCCCATTCTCCTATGAGGGTGTGCAGGAAGCCGCTAAGCAGATGCTGGCTTATGGTTTTGCCGCTGAGCAGATACCCGAAATGCTCTGGGCTATTGGTGATGCTGCAGCCGGTCTTGGCGGCGGTTCACAAACCATCGAAAGAATCACGCGGGCTCTTGGGCAGATGCAAGCCAAAGGGAAAGTGTCTGGCGAAGAGATGCGCCAATTAACCGAGGCAGGCTTACCGGCTTGGGAGATACTTGCCGAAACTATAGGCACTACCATTGCCAATGCGCAGAAACTAGCCGAACAAGGCGCTATACCAGTAAGCAGAGCTATGGAAGGGCTTATTGCCGGCATGTCCAAGCGCTACAAGGGCTTAATGGACGAGCAGAGCCGTAGTCTTGCCGGCTTGATTTCTACTACGCAGGATCTTGCTTTTGGGCAGCGAGGTCTCTTCGGCCGTTTTGGGGAGTATGCTGCAGACACGATACGTTTGCGCGATGTTTTGACCGGACTAAATACCGGCCTAGAACGTGTGCTTGACACGATTGAGGAGAAAGGGTTTGGCGAAGCGCTAAAAACCTTTTTGCCGCCAGGTTCCGAAGCCGGTTTGGTAGCGCTGGGCGGCGCTTTGGCCGGAATTACCGGTAAAGGGGTCTATGAGGGTCTAAGAAGATTAATACCTCTGGTCGGCTCTTTCGGTAAACATATTGGCCCTTGGGCAATCGTGGGTGCAGAAGTGGCGCTCGCTCTTTATGGCATCCATAAGATGATGCAGCTGATACAGGGCGATCTGGAGCAACTTCGCCGCCAGCAAACGGGCACCACCGAAGAGGATACATGGCGCTCTTTTGGCGGGGAGAAATGGACAACCGGCGAGGCGGTAGAGCCTGAATCACCTATGCAGCAGGCTGCTAAAAGGCTGCAGGAGCAGACTGAAGCCGCGACCGGCAGAATGTCGGAGCTTCGCCGTGCCGATGAAGAGCTTATGACCGCCCTAACAGGTAAACAGGCGGAACTGCCAGCCGAGCCACCGAAAGTGTTGACAAGCGAAGGACGGATAGCCGAGCCACCGAAAGTGTTGACAAGCGAAGGACGGATAGCCGAGCTGTTGGCAGATTTGGAAGCGCTGCATAATGCTGTATTGACAGGTAGCGGAGCCGTACTTGAACGTATAAAGTCCAGCACAGAAGCATTCTATGATTGGCATGAGTATTTGAGCGCTGCGCCCGGTTTTGCTGCCGGAGGACGGGTTACGCCAGGTGGTTCGACAGCAAACGTCTCACCAACAGCATCAGCCGGGATAATAGAGGTTCATGGCCAGGAGTGGATCATGCCGGCCTGGATGGCGAAACGGCATCCTGAACTAGTAGCCTGGCTGGAAGATTACCGCAAAACAGGCATCCCCGATACACTACCCAGCTTTGCCGAAGGTGGGCCGGTAAGCCCTGCACCTATGCAAGTTGGCGGATACCCAATGGGAGATATACCGAGTGAGCCGGTAAGCCTGCCTGTGGTTGAAGTCGACGCATATACCGAAGCCGGTCGGGCGCTTAAGAGGTTGGCCGATGAGATCAAGGCCGCCAAACGGGAGAGCGAACGCGGGGCAGATATATTTTTCGTCGAGCGTGCTAAAGAGGCAGAAGGGCAATACGCCCTTGCTAGGCGAAACATTGTCGAATCATTAATGCGTACCCGCGACAGCGGCACCGATGCCATGTATAACCTTGGCATCGCGGTAGCCAACAATAGTCGACGCGCTAGAGACAGCGTAGTGAATGATTTCGGCAATATCAAAGCTGCAGCGGACGATCTTGCCGGTCAAGGGTACGAGTTCACACTTGACACTACTGAAGCGCAGAACAATCTTAATGCGCTGAAAAACGACTTGGCCGGCCTATCTCCTGCGATAAGACTGACCGAAGAGGAGATGGATGCCGCAAGCGTCGACATTGAGCAGACCATAAAACAACTGCGAGAAAATGTCGCCAGCGATATGAAGGCCATCGCAGACGAGATGAAGCTATCCAGGGAGAGTGCCGCAGACGATACCGCTAAAATGAAAAACGCTCTAGGCACAATGGCCGATGATACTGAAAACAGGCTGACGGCCTGGAACCTATTCCTTATAGGTGTCACCGCGAGAGCCGTTCCTTCGATGATAGACGACCTCGATGATCTTGGCGCACATGCCAATAAGGTATTCGCGCGCATGGCCGAGGATGCCATATTGCGCAGCTCAAAAGCGGAAGATGCACTCAGAAAACTAGGCCGGACATTTGGTGACCTGAGAAATGAAGCCGATAACTGGCATTTCACTATCCAGGATGCCGCCAGAGGCGGCCTGCAGGCCCTAGAATTGCTGTCGAATACCGGCGTCAATGACATGGGCCTGGTCAAAAAGGAATTTGTGAGCTTCCTCGATGAGCTACACCGCGGGGAGGCTACCTGGGAGTCGTTCGGCGGGACCATGATGGACATCGCCAGACAGGCCATTGTGGCTGCCGAAGCCCAATTGCTTGCAGCAAAAACGGCTGCTCTCGGGGCGGCGCTGATGAAAATATTCGTCAATCCTGCCCAGGCCCTGGCCGAAGCGGCTGCGGTCACCGTACAAGCTGCCGCAGGGTTAGCAGCACTCGAAGCCTTGCGGGCAATGATTCCGGCTGCAGCAGAGGGCGGAATTGTAACGCCTCGCCCTGGCGGAACACTTGTAAATGTCGCCGAAGCTGGAAAAACAGAAGCCATTGTGCCTCTCGACAGACTGGAGCAATTCATCAATCCTCCTGCCGTAAAGCCTATCGAAGGGCAGCGGCCGGCAAGCGGTTCGCAGATTACGCTGCAGATAGTCCTGCAAAATCCAGTCATACGCGAAGAGCAGGATATTGATGATCTTGCTGAAGCTATCATGGAATCTGTAGTCAGACGGTTGAAGCAGGAAGGCGCAGTGCTATCGGGGTGATTCTATGGCTATCAAGTTAACGATAGCAGGGGAAGAGGTTCGGTTTCGCGTTGATTCGCTCGATATCTCAAACGAGCTGAACACCCGAAGCCGAGCCTCTTTTGAGCTTTACGATCCGACTGGCGAATACTGGCCTGAGACCGGTTCCGTTGTCATTATCAGCGAGGTTGTGACGGTTGATGATGAGCCTGTTGAGTATAAGCTGTTTGAGGGCACACTTGATGAGCCGGAGGAACACATACCCGATGGAGTAAAGGAAGGCCACTTCATCAAATGCCGGGTCGTATCGTATGACCAGTTATGCGACCGCTACCATGTAGCGGCTGTTTACGTCGACAAGACTTGTCGGGAGATCATACAGGATGCTTTAACTAGTCCCAATCATTGTGCGATTTACCAGGAGGGTATTGATGCCAACGAATATGTGCAGGACGGTCCGGTAATCGAAAAGCTTGTAGCCAACTATATTACGGTCACCGACCTGTTAAATGACTTATCGAAGCTGACGGGCTATAAATGGTATGTCGACTTTGATAAGAAACTGCATTTTTTCGAGAGGACGGCCGTCGACGCCCCTTTTGGGCTGAACGATGAAGTGCATAACTTCGCAAAACCTAAGCTTAGGCGAACCAGGGAAGATTATCGGAATGTGCAGATAGTCCGGGGAGGGACGACCACCACCGACACACGAGTCGAATTATTTGCGGGTGACGGAAAGCGGCGTACATTCACTCTATCCTACCAGGTCAATGAGATGCAGATGGTTCGCATACGCCGATCCGGAGGCCCTTGGCAGGAGCAGATAGTGGCCGTCAAGGGCACAGAAGGTGCCGAGTGGACATACCTAAAGGGTTCTGCGGATATCAGCCAGACCGACAGCGGTACAGTGCTTGGAATAAATGACGAACTGGAAGTCACCTATGTCGGAGAATTTCCGGTCATTGCAATATCGCCGAGAGAAGATGAGATTGAGCACCGCAAAGCTATCGAAGGCGGCGGCGGGATATATGAGCGCATAGAGTTCGATGACTCAATTGAAAACGAAGAGGCGGCAGAGCGAAAAGCGGAATCCCTGCTTGACTCATATGCCAAGATACCCCGGATATTCACATTCGAGACGATGGAGCGAGGGTTAGAGCCGGGACAAGCTATCCCGATCAAACTGGCCCGCTTTAACCTGGATGATACATTCCTGATCACCCGCGTGGATATTAAGTGCATGGCCGGCAAGCACCTAAAATACTCGGTCAGATGTGTCGGTTCGGAATATGATACCTGGGTGCAGTATTTCCGGAAAATGGCCGACCGACCGAAACGAATGGTCATACGCGAGAACGAAAAAGTGCTGCTGATGCGATCTTTGCGAGATCGGACAAGTCTGGCAGATACAGAAGAGCACCAGGAATCCGTTGTGGCATCGTACGTGGGAGAAGAAACATATATCGGCTTCTCAGAAGTTGAGGATTTCGAGTACTATTTCATATCGCCCGGCCAATGGATATTTGGGCGAGTGCGGGCGGCGTAGGGCGGTGATGGCATGGCTGAAGCGGATAAGAAATTAGTATGGGCCAAAGACGGACCGGCACCACAACATTATGACCCCACCAAAGAGGTAGACGGAGATTATGAATATACCCATGGTCTCCATAACGCCCCTTTTTCGTTTCCTATAGGTGCGACTGACATAGCATTTGGAAGGCACACAATCGGCACTACACAGGTAGAACTAAAGGCCGGCGGAGTTGCTTTAGCAAACAGGCGCCGGTTGCGATTATTGGTCGAGGGCAACAAATCGCTGCACATCGGTAAGACTGGTGTACTGGTAACTACGGGTTATCCGGTTAGGCCTGGCAAAGAATTCGTTATCGACTTGCATCCAAATAAGCCACTGACGCTCTATGGCATAGCCGAGAGTGATGTACTTGTCTGGATCATTGAGGAGGCATGATAATAATGGCCGAGAGAGATAGAATGTCGCCCAGTAGTGGGCGGATGTACAAGGGTGATGACAGTATCCTCGACGTGGCTGCTCTGTTGGAGGTGCTGGAGACCAAGATCGCAGCTTTGGAGGCTAAGGATTTTGCCACACAAACGACGTTGGCGGCGATACAGGAAGCACTCACCGACGGGACGCAGAAAGTGTCGGTTACTGGGTCTTTTGCTACACTTCGGCCGATGCTGGGAGCGACCAAAACGGCGTCCGGCGTTGCTTCGGAGGTGTTTGCTGGAGAGAGCAGACTCGCAGGACGACGGGGAGTAACGATTAAAAATGAACATCCATACCTGCGGCTGCGTATTGACGGCGCAGGAGTAACTGATACAACCGGCATTGCGCTGGAGCCGTTCGCACAGGCGGTGTTTGAATTTGATCCGGCCATAGATGTACCTGTTTACGTCATATCCGAGGCCGGGCTAGTCAAATATGGGGTGGTGGAGTGGTAATGGAATACACTGTCGAGATTATAGCATTGGATGATGGGCGGCAACAGGTCACTGTGGCGTGGGCCAATGGGCGCACATACACCACTACCTGCATCGGTACTCCGGAGCAGGCGCGCTGGCACGCTGAGCACGCTATAGTGCCGGATATGCGCCTGCGCTACCCCGAATTGAGAGGTGAGGCATAATGAGCGGACTCAAACTGGTATCTGGGCCGTACACCACACGGCAACTGCTGGACAACGTGCGGGCCGTAGAAGACGCACTCACTGACGAATTTCGGTTCCGTGGCCCGATCACGGTCCCAGCAGACCAGCGAGACTGGTATCGGCGACTGTGCGACGTGAGTAGCGGCAAAAACGTTGTATTGTTCAACAAGGTCGGCATGCCTTCAGTGATGGTGCACCTGAAGGCCATAACAAACAAGGACCTCAACAGCAACTGGACAGAGCATTTCCATCCGGCGTTTATACGCGGCACCACGGCCATTCCGCAGCTATACATCGCCAAATACCAGGCTATCACGGTGGAAGAGAGCGGCACGACCTATGCAATATCCCTGCGTGGCCGTGACCCTCGGGTGAAAGTGAACTTCGACCAGGCTAGGCAGTATTGCGCCGCAAACAACGCTGATGGCGAAAAAGCCTGGCATCTGATGACCAACGCCGAATGGGCGTATCTGGCTCTGTGGTGCAAGGCCAACGGGTATTGGCCGAGGGGCAACAACAGTTATGGTAAGGATTATCAGCGCCAAGACGAGTGGGGCGAACCCACCTATTTCAGCGGCACGGACGAGGAGGGCAACCCGGTCAACCGTGCAGCGCGCGTAGCGACCGGCACAGGGCCAAAAGAGAGCAGTGCCTGGTCGCATGACGGTACGCCGTTTGGCGTGTGGGATCTGAATGGCAACGTATACGAGTGGGTGGGCGGCATGCGCCTGGTGGATGGCGAAATTCAAATCATACCCGGCAACGACGCCTCTGACCCGACCGTTGACCAGGGTGCGGAGTCGGCAGAATGGAAGGCGATCCTGCAAGATGGTACGCTCGTTGAGCCAGGTACCGAAGGGACGCTCAAATACGACGCAACGGGGGAGGCTGGCGCAGGTCACGCCAGGCTCAACACGGTCATCACCAGCCAGTCGGACGGTACCAAGTACACAGGGGGCACGTTCCAGACAGCGACAGCGGCTGAGGGGGTAACCGCCCCTGACTTGCTTAAGCACCTGAGTCTATTCCCGGTGGACGCTGACCACGGAAGCGACCTGCTGTGTACAAAAAATGTGGGTGAGCGGTTGCCGTTCCGCGGTGGGAGCTGGAGCTACACGTCGAAGGCGGGCGTGTGCGATCTCAACCTGATCCACCTGCGGTCGCTCTCGCAAAACTACCTCGGGTTCCGCCCTGCTTTTGTTCCGTAACCGTTGCGAAAAGCAGTGTTTGAAAGCCTAGTTAAGGTATAGCGCACTTTAGCGAAGCTTTTGACGCGGGACAACCTCCTAGTATAAGATAATATGTGGAGGCTAGGGTCTGCAGCCCGAACGGCCGTTTCCTGACGGCCTGCCTCTCACATCATCAGGAGCAACTACAGGAGGTTGCCATATGAATAGCGTATCTGTTTCCCGCGTCGTGCCGATTCGGCCTAGTGTCGACGGCTATTTGCCTTTGATCGAGGCGCTGCTTTTCGCAGCAGATCGGCCGCTCACGCCAGAACAACTGGCTACGCCGGCCGGCTGTACTCCGGAGATTGCCCAAAGGACTATCGAAGCATTGGAACGCAAGTTGGAATTATCGTACCACGGCATATGTGTCGTCTGGTCAGGCGGTGCCGCACAACTGGTGCCCAAACCGCAGTATTGCCAAGCTATTGCTGCGGCTAGGCGGATGGACACTGATCGGGCGACAACCGTTATCAGTGAGTATTTGCACGTGCAGCAACTAAAGGGGCGCAGACCTGGCACAATCAAGGGCTACGGCGACTTCTTGACTAGGTTTGCCCGGGAAGTTGCCAAGCCGATTGAGGAAATACAGCCGCGAGATATACGGATGTTCATGATGGGTGAAGAACGCCAGCGCGGCAACTGCCGAAATACGCTGTCCACCAAAACCGCATACCTGCGCTCATTCTTCGATTGGTGTGAAAGAGAAGACCTGGTTGACAAAAACCCGATGCGGAAGATCGACAAGCCAAAAGAAGACAAGCCTGCGCCTAAACACCTGACGCACGATGAACTGGAGTTAGTGAGAGAGGCTTGCCGCAAGCCGTTTGAGAAGATGCTGTTGGAGTTGCTGTATAGCTCAGGCCTGCGTGTTTTTGAGGCGGTTGCGCTGGATTGGTCAGATATCGATTGGCAGGAGCGCAGTATAAAAGTGCGCGACGGCAAGGGCGGCAAAGAACGGGTAGCACCCATGAGTACCCGCGCAACTTTACTCTTGCGCCGGTACAAAGAAGAACGCAAAGACTCCGAACCGTATGTGCTGCGGTCTCAATTCAATCAGCGCATGTCAACGGCCAGTGTGCGGCGGTGGTTACGGAAGCTGGGCGAACGGGCTGGTCTAAAGCGGAGATTATCTCCGCATTGCCTGCGACACTCCCTGGCTACGCATCTATTGGCCGGTGGTGTACCGATTGAGATTGTGCAGGCTATACTGGGACATAGCGATTTGAAAACTACGCAGATATACGCAAAAACGCAGCGTACAGCAGTGGAGATGCACTACCGGCGAGTGATCGCCTAGCTTAGCATTTAAAATAGTATGACCAAGCCGCTCCTTTTAGGGCGGCTTTTCGCGTTCGGGGGTATTGATATGCCCGTAAGGATTAATGACGGGATTACGCTGCAAGGCAGCGTGGAAGTGGAGATCCGGAACAAAACGGGTAATCCGGTTGCCCATTGGACCGACCGTAACCTAACTGTCATCTCAGGCAGCAACCTTGTCAGAGATCTGCTGGCAGGTACGCCCGGGATATCTGGGTTGAGCCATTTTGCCATTGGCATCGACAGTAGCCAGACAACTCCCAACACCATAAAGCTCGGCAATGAAGTCTTTCGGGGGCCGATCACCAAATTCGAGCGTGGGGCCAGGTTTCTCAAGGCTTACTTTTTCCTGGCAGCAACCGAGGCAAACGGCAACCTCATCCGCGAGGCGGGGCTATTTGGCGGTGACGCAACAGCATCAACCGACAGCGGTACTTTATACGCCCGTACCGCGTTGACGCAGACAGTCAACAAAACGAGCGATATATCAGTGACCTTTATCTGGACTTTGGCTTTTGAGGCGGTGAGCACCTGATGGCCGACTACCCACTCAGCGAAGTGACCGTATTCCCTTCTACCTATGACATTGGCGGCGGGCGGAAAACGAATGAGCAAAATTTGAGCAATGCCTTAGCCTCATTCGCAGGCGGAGACATCGTTGGTACCGGTTTTACATTGCCGGCGAGCAGCGACACATTAGCACTATCTGTGGCGGCGGGCAAGGCGATTATCTCAGGGCGATTGGTTTATATCGATACACCAACCACTGTTTATTGCGCCAACGGCCAAACAAATCACATATTTCTCAAGCTGCTTAAAGACTCATTGGGAAATGTGACAGGGGCCGCCATAGAGGTAAACACAACCGGTATAACTCCTACCGATAGTATAAAGCTCGGCACCGCCGTAGCATCCGGCGGAAAAGTGACAAGCACTACCGACACACGCCCACTCTTTAGAGTCGGGCATGCCGTTTACGCCCCATAAAGTGGTGGTGATACAACATGAGTCCTACTGCCTGGACCGATCCCGTAATCACGGCTGATGAAACGCCTATTAGGTCTGTCCATATCCAAGAACTGCGTAATGCCGTCAATAATTGGCGGACTCACTATGGTCTTTCGCCAGCACCGTTCACGGGATCTATTACGGTCAATGAAACTAGAACTAGGGCTGTCCATATCACAGAATTGCGCTCGGCCATTAACGCTCTATTTGATTCAGTGCATCAACCGGGATATAGCTGGACAGACCCGACTATAACGCCTAACCAGACAAAGATACGAAAACCGCACATAGATGAATTGCGGCAAGCGATGAACTATGTGGAGGCAAATTTTTGTTATACCTGCGACACTTGCGATGGCCATTCGGAATGTACTTGCGACCAGGGCGCACATACAAGTTGCCCGGAGGATACATGCCAACTTTGCGATCATGATGGGACATGCCAATCATGCGATGGAGATAGCTGTTCTGTCTGTGACAGCGATCCCTGTGCCTGTGATGCGGCCGACAATTGCCAAACTTGCGATTCCGATCCATGCGCTTGTGATGCCGCTGATAACTGCCAGGCCTGTAATACCGACCGATGCAAACAATGCGACGGCGATCAATGTCCTTTATGCGATTCGGATAGATGCATAACCTGCGACAGCGATCCTTGCAGTTGCGACGCCTCAGATAAATGTGTCATGTGCGACGACGATGCATGCCGGACCTGCGATGAGGATACTTGTCCAGAATGCGACGGTGATTCCCTATGTCAGCATTGTGATGGTGATTCATGCTCAGCCTGCGATGGCTGGGACTTCTGCTTATGTGAAGGTGACTATTGCTCTATCTGCGATGGCGACCCTCCATTCTGCACTTATTGCCACGGAGATATGTCATGTAATGAGTGCGACGGAGACAGTCCTGTCTGCCCTTCATGCGACGGCGATTACTGCTCGATTTGCGATGGCGATGCGTGTATATGCGACGGCGATACATGCAATCTATGCAATTCGGACTACTGCACTTGGTGTGACGGCGACACTTGCCGGCAATGCGACTGGGACCGCTGCCTAGAATGCGACCATGATGCCTGTATATCCTGCGACATAGATCCATGCGCTTGCGATACAGCCGATAACTGCCTTATTTGCGATCAGAGCGAGGACTTCTGTTATTTTTGCGACGGCGTCGATGCATGTAGCACATGCAATACGGATTCATGTGCTATTTGCGATTCCGATCCATGCGCTTGTGATGCATCGGATAACTGTCTAACATGTGATGTCGATCCATGCAATTGCGACGCATCGGACAATTGCCATACTTGCGACGAGGACTTTGCCTGTCAGACTTGTGAGAGTGATGGCTGCCAAATATGTGACAACGATCCGCTATGCCATTGTGACGGCTATGGCCCGTGTTTTAAGTGTGATGCAAGCTACAATCGAGTTTAGGGGGCAAACCAAAATGAGGATTAACGCCGCTACGTTAGCTTTAACCGAGGACTGTTCTTGCCGCTGTAGCTACTGCTTTTGCGGCGAGAAGTACAAGGAAAATATGAGCATCGAGACTGCCGAGAAGGCGCTGTGTTGGCTGATCAAGGAGTCGGGCAACAGCCCGGCGATCAGCATCGACTTCTGGGGCGGAGAACCGATGGTGCGTATGGACCTGATCCGCCATCTGGTAGAAAATGTAGCTCCGCGCCTGCCAAAGCCGATAAGGTGGAATATGACTACCAACGGCGTACATCTTACCAAAGCAAATTGCGAATGGCTCAAAGCCTGGGGTGTCGGATTCATGATCAGCATGGATGGACGGAAGGAAACCCAGGATCGTCATCGCAGACTCGCCAATGGCGGCAGTTCCTACGATGTCATAGTGAAACACCTACCCCATGTCTTCCGGCTCTGGCCGATGATGAAGGTGCGGTCGACTGTGACTGTAGAATCGGTACCGGAACTGATAGAAGACATAATGCATCTTTATGATCTAGGCTTTCGCCGGTTCGCCACCAGCCCGGCCTACGAAGGTGATTGGACGGAAGAGAAGCTCGCTGTTTATGAGCAGCAGATAGAGAAGTTAGCGGATTTTTATAGAGCCGCTATGGAGGCCGGAGAACCCATCTATTTCAAGGGGCTGGATGATGCAATCGGCGATCTCATAGGCGAGTCGGAAAGAATGCTCAGGCGGCATATGTGTGGAGCCGGCAGGAATTATCTAGGCATCGGCGTTGATGGTTCCATATACCCATGCCACCGTTTTAACGATTTTGAGGACAGACGGCCATGGCGGGCAAAAGAATGGTGCATAGGCCATATTGATCATGGTATAACACGGGCGGCATATCGGCTGACGGGATTCCTCTGTCCGACCAATACAGTGGACGGTGGGGGATGCCCGGGATTGCGCAGCTGCTATTACGTCAATGTTGGCCAAACGGGAGACCTGCATGTATATCCCGAGTTGCGGATAAGGGAATACCAGGCATACAAAAGGGCTGCGATAGCGATATACAACGATCTTTGCAGGAATAAGGTGTTCGTGCATTACCTCCGTCGTTATCAGCCTGCAGCCAAACGGTGGCAGAGGCTGCCCGAAAAGTTTAATGTCGAGGGCAAGCCTGAAGGAGGAATGTTGGTCGGCAAAAATGGTCAGCGGCATGTATGCCAAAGTAAAAATAGCAGCAAATGCAGCGCTACCAACGAGATTGTCGAGCGCGCCTCTGCCCTGTTGAAGGATGCAAATATATCGGCCGACGAGCTGAGGGAGGTTGGATGGTTGCTACTAAAAGTGGTTCAATCGAAGTAGCCTCTATGGCTCCACCGATATACGATGCCGCCGGCATCGACTGTGAAAGTAAAACCACGACTGGTAGGTACTAACACTCCATCTTTTTGTTTTTGGACTATTTCGGACCAGATCAGTATTTGACCGAGATTTCCCGCCGCAAGCCTCCCGACTTTAGTCGGAGAGGATAAGGCGGGTGTTGTTGCCACTCTTGTTGATATGTGCTATAATATCGACATGGAGTATCAACGTGATGAACACCGAGTCCATCTGATTCTCTATCACATCGTGTTTTGCCCGAAGCGGAGAAAGCCTGTTCTTGTCGGGGATGTGGCTAAAGACGTGGAGCGTCTTATCCGGTTCAAATGTGAAGAGCAAGGGTGGGAAGTAGTTGCCCTAGAAGTCATGCCAGACCATGTTCATCTCTTTGTTCGTACTTGGCCGACAACCTCGGCGGCAGAAGTCGTCAAGCAAGTCAAGGGCATCACTTCCCACGAACTCAGAAGGAAATATCCTCACCTCCTAAAGCTACCGTCCCTGTGGACAAGAAGCTACTTTGCATCAACGGCAGGAAATGTCTCTCAGGAAACCATCAGGCGGTATATCGACTCACAAAGAGGTAAGTAGATGTACAAGAACTACATGTATCGGCTCTACCCAAGCAGGAGCCAACAAAAGCGCCTTGAGGCCATACTGGAGACCTGTAGACGTTTTTATAACGACCTGCTGGCAGAACGGCGAGACGCTTGGGCTAACGAAAGGCGTTCTGTGTCAAAGACCGAGCAGATGCGTCGTGTAAAAGAGCTAAAGTCCTCCAGTCCCTTTGCACGGGATGTTCACAGCCACGTGTTACAGGTTATCGTTGCCGACCTCGACAAGGCTTTTCAGGCGTTTTTCCGCAGGGTAAAGCGGGGAGAAAATCCCGGTTACCCCCGCTTCAAGGGCAAGAACCGCTTCTCGTCTTTCGGCCTAAAGGAGTACGGCAATGGATTCAAGATTGACGGCCGCAGGCTTCGGCTGCATGGAGTTGGACGTGTAGCAGTTCGTTGGCACAGGCCCTTACCCTCTACGCCAAAGGCGGTTCGTATCATTCGCAAATCGGATGGCTGGTACGCCATGTTTACGTGCGAAGTAGAGCCCCAAGTATTGCCTCCCACTGGCAGAGAAGTGGGTATCGATGTCGGCGTGGCTTCTTTGGCCACGACCTCCGACGGTGAGAAATTTGCCAACCCCAAGTGGTACCTTGCTGGGCAGAAGAAACTGCGTCGGCTCCAGCGTAACCTTTCTCGCAAACAAGTAGGCGGCAAGAACCGAGAAAAGGTAAGGCAGGCTGTGGCAAGGCACCACCTGCACGTATCAAGGCAACGGCAGGATGCGCTGAACAAGATCGTCTACAAGCTTATTCAAGAATACGACTTCATCGCAGTTGAGGACTTGAACATCCAAGGGATGGTTAAGAACCGCAGGCTGTCCAAGAGCATCATGGACACCGGCTGGGGATACTTCAAAGAACGACTGTTCTCCAAAGCGGCGGAGGCTGGGAGAATAGTTGTAGAAGTTAACCCGGCCAATACGTCACAAACCTGCTCTTCCTGCGGACAACGTTTCCCCGAAAAGATAAGTTTGTCCGTTAGAACCATTCGATGCTCTTGTGGTCTGGAGCTAGACCGTGATATTAATGCCGCCATCAACATTCTTCGGCTGGGACGCAGCCGTTGGGCGTCAACCTCTGCGGCGGCGGGGGTTGCCCAAGAAGCCGCAGGGCTTTAGCCCTAGCGGAGCGTCACCTAAGCACCATGAGTGTATCGCCTCCATAATTAGTTTATGGCGTACATTCTATTATGTCCGAGAACATCCTGCAAAATAATACGGCAAGACCGGGTGAAACCCCGGTCTTTTCGCGTCCCGCCGCGGCTGCCAACCTTGGCCGGGACGCGTTGTAAGCATACCACAAACAGGGACGCTTGTCCCGCGAAGCCAGGAGTGATGAACGCATGGAAGACCGTAAATCCGAACAGTGGTTCTCGAACAAAGACCTGCTAGAAATGATCCAAGACCTGCGAGAGGAGTTGATAGAGACACGCTCAGAGCTGCGCACCACAACCGAGGCGGTGCGCCGGTATAACGGTCTCCGCGAAAAGATCGAAGCGACAGAGCGCAGGCTTGCCGAACACTTGCTCACCGGCGAAGGACAAGCCAAAGCAGCGCGGGGCATACGCGAATGGGGTGGTTGGGTAATCGCGCTCATCAGCTTGCTCATAGTGCTGGCAGATAAGTTGTGAGGGGGTGAAAAATCATGTCTGCCAGCCGCAAACGTTTTGACCGACTCATCCCGGCCATCCTGGAACACGAAGGCGGTCTTGTAGATGACCCTTCCGATCCCGGTGGCATCACCAAGTATGGAATATCTCTTCGTGCCTATCCAGTCTTGGGCGCAGAGGGTATCCGAAACCTGTCCCTAAAGCAAGCCTGCGATTTGTATTACTGCGATTACTGGCTCCGGCTGCGTTTGGGAGATATCAAGAACGATGCCATAGCCCAAAAGCTGCTTGATATGGCCGTCAACCTCGGCCAGGGCACGGCAGCAAAACTGCTGCAACAAGCTCTCTGCGATATTGGTCTCCGAGTCAAAATCGACGGCTTAATAGGACCGCAAACCCTAGATGCGTCAAACAGAGCCGATCCCGAAAAGCTCATGGCATCACTAAAGGCCAGGCAGATAGAGCATTATCAGGCGCTAATCAAAAACAATCCGACGTTTGAAAAATATCGCAAGGGCTGGCTGCGTCGCGCCATGTGGGGCGGTGATGTGGCTTGACCTTCCTGGAGCACAACTTGGCCGAAGAGTTTGAGACCCTGGAAATACTGCCATTATCAGACCTGCATGTGGGCGATCCGAGGTTTAACCATAAGCTGTTTGATTCTTGCCGCGAATGGCTACTGGAGAAGCCGAACAGGTACACCATCCTAAACGGCGACATTATGAATGTAGCCACCAAGGACAGCGTATCCGACGTTTACGAGGACATCAAAAACCCCGGCGAACAGCTTGCGTGGTGCAAGAATGAGCTTCGTCCTATCGCTGACCGGATATTGTGCATCACCGAAGGAAATCACGAGGCACGCATAACTAGGGCGACGAGCATACGTGTATTAGCCGAGTTCGCGGAATCGCTGGGCATCGCCGATAGATACCATCCAAATGGTTGTCTTCTGAAGATCACATTTGGACTACAAAAGAAAAGCCGGAAACGCGCATGTTACACCATTTACGCTACGCATGGCAATACGGGCGCCGCACTGGAAGGCGGTAAGGCTCTGGCGATGGGGCGCATGGCCTCCGTTGTACTGGCCGACTGTTACCTAGTGGGACATTCCCACTGGAAAGCGGCGTTCAAGCAATCGATCTACGTGCCGGACCTTTACAATGGCAAAGTGCGGCTGGTGGAGCAAACGTTCGTTAATACATCTTCCCTACTTGATTGGGGCGGATATGCGCAGGTGAAGGGGTACAAGCCTGGAGCGCAAGGTAGCCCACATATCACACTTTGGGCAGACCCTAAACGCGTGGAGGTGTCACTGTGAAGGTTGTTTATGTGGCAGGGCCATATCGCGGGCCGTCGGAGTGGGCTGTAAAGTGCAACATCGAAGCAGCGGAACGCGTTGCTATAGCTTTATGGCAGCAGGGTTACGCAGTTATCTGCCCGCACAAGAATACCGCCTTCTTTGGCGGTGCCGCACCTGATGAAGTGTGGCTGTCTGGTGACCTAGAGATTATGCGTCGCTGCGATCTGGTGGTGCTTGTAGACGGATGGGAGAATTCCGCAGGCGCACGCCGTGAGGTGGAAGTGGCCGCTGCGCATGGGATACCCATTTACGATGAGCAGTGGGTTAGTAACATAGAGGGGCTATTTGCCAAGCAAGGAGACGAGCTGCCAACCACACCGTGCAACAAGAGTTGAAGTCCGCTTGATATTTTGGTTGCCTGCACAGCAGGAGGGGACTATACGCCACTGACAGAGCCGGGGTGGGGGCTGGCGTATTAAGAAGGTGGTGAGTTTTGTGACCGAAGCTAAACCGAAAGAAAGAACGGTGTTAAATGTATCAGTAAGCATCACGGACACCGATGTCTTTGAACACGTACTAGCCATTTTGGAAGTTATTTATCGCAATACCAAGGACGAGGACCTGAAGAAGTACATTGAGGAGGAGTTGGAGCGAGCACTCAAAGGGGAATGGGACATCGAGGGGTTGCTTAATCCGAGGAGATGATCCACATATCCCGCCAAGCTCTGGCGGTACACAAGCGGGAGGTGGCGCGGTGAGACGACCAAAGCGACCGTGTGCTACGCCTGAGGGGATATGCCTTGAAGGTTGCGTATGTGGCCGGGCCGTATCGGGCTGACACCATCTACGGCGTGGCCCAGAACATACAGAAAGCGCGAGCTGTAGCGCTGAGGCTTTGGAAGCTGGGTTACGCTGTTATATGCCCCCACAGCAACACAGCTTTCTTTGACGGCGCTTGCCCGGACTCAGTATGGTTGGAAGGTGACATTGAGATCCTAACGCGCTGCGACCTGGTTGTGCTCGTGCCCGGCTGGGAAGCGTCCAGCGGTACGCGGGCAGAAATCGCCGAAGCCCGGCGGTTTGACATACCTGTCTATGAGTGGAAGGAGGGCGAATTGGTTGAGCTCACCACAGACGTTTGAGGAAGCGCTTGATCTGTGCCTGGCAGACATGCGCAGGGTGATGATCGAACGGCAGCACAAGTATGGGCCTGACAATATCCAGCGCCTGGGGTTGCGGGGTGTGGTAGATCGGGCGGTAAATGACAAAGGCGGGCGACTGTTGCGCTATTACAAGCGCGAGGAGATACGGCAGCAGTGCCTAGAAGCAGGCGTGCCCCAAGAGGTGCTAGATCGGCACTTACCAACGCTAGCGGGTGATTTTCCCGATGATTCGGTGGAAGATGCACATATCGACCAAGCAAACTACGCTGGGCCGATTTCTCTAATGCTTCGGCGTGGTTGGTGGGGTTTGCCGCTAAAAACCGCTCAGAGGGGCTAAAACGGCCTCACAGGAGGCCATAGGAGCGACGCAGATTCACGCCAGGGCATATATGCCCACCCAAATAACCGCCTATATGGCGGTATTTTAACTTACGGAGGTATTACCACAATGAAGATCAGTAGTGTATTAACGTTTTTGTGGCTGTTGATATACCCGGTGCTCGAAAAAGTAGCGCAAGGCCTGTGGGATGAGATTTGGGAGAAGATCATCAAGGCCGTCTGCGCGGCTGAAGCTAAGTGGATAGAAGCCGGACGCGGCGAGGCGAAGAAGGCAGAGGTGGTCGCCTCGGTTATGGCCTTTATCGAGGGCAAAAAGAAACTGTCTTGGCTTGAAGGATATTTTGTCCGCTTATTTGTGAGCAAAGCGGTTGATGCCATTATAGCGCAGATTAACGAATCGGCTGGTAAAGATTGGGGCGCGAAGGTAGCCGAGTTGGAAAAACAGTTGGCTGATAGACTGCCGGTTATCGAGTGAGAGCATATTTTGCCCTGAGGTGACTATTAAGAGTCAACAACCACACAGTTGACGCTTTGGAGGTCAACTACCAACGACTGAAGTCGTTGGCTTGCAACTAACCACTACGACGAATGGGCCGTAGTAGCCGCCGCGTACGGCTGGTTGACATCAGCCCGACGACCAATATTGATCGCCGCGACGGTGTCGGCTGGGCCAGCGAACCCGCACGACACACACTTAAAATCATCTCTGGTTTTGCGATTCTCTTTCGCTACATGTCCGCACTCGGGACATGTGCGAGATGTGTTTTTGGGGTCTACTAGTACAACCTGCACACCAGCTAGACGTGCCTTGTATTCGATGAATATGCGAAGCTGATGGAAGCCCCAGGAATGTTGGATGCGACGCTGGGCCTTGCGAACCGTTATCCGTTCACGGATGCCGCTAAGATCTTCAAGGGCGATGCCGCGTCCGGTGCCTTTGGCTCTCGCAACCAACATCTTGCTTATACGGTGGTTTACATCACGTGCAAAGCGGGATTCTTTGCGTCTACGCTTCTTTAGAAGACGCTTTGCAGACTTTGTTCCTTTGGACTGCAACCTTACACGAAGTCTAGCATGACGCTTACGCATGTTGTTGATGTGGCTACCAGAGTAGTTGTTGCCATCGGAATCTGTGGCGATATTCTTTATGCCAAGGTCTACTCCGAGCCATTCCTCTGGATTTTCCGAGGGTGGATCGGGAACATCGACACAGACTGCGAGATAAAAAACGCCATCTACGTACAGCAGGTCGCATTGGCCTCTAATGCGCTTCATCCGCTGTTCCTGGTAGCCACCAAATACAACGGGAACAATTAAGCGTCCACTAAGGGAGAGGATGGATACCCTGTCCAGACCCTTCCAGGAGAGCACACGCTGATCGTATACTACAGCCCCGTGTGGACGAAAGGAGGGCTTAATCTTCTTGTCTTGCTTATAGGCTTCGCATACTTTGCTAATGGCGCGGACTGTCAGTTGCGCTGGGAGTTTAAAACGCTCCCGAATATCGTAGTACACGAGTTTTTGGAGGCGAATCTTGTTGGCGGTACGCTCTCTAAATGCGACTTCGGCGATAGCGTTACAGGCGGCATTGAATCGCTTCATCGTCTCCAAAAGTGCGTCGTGTTGGCTAGATGTTGTTAGTAGCTTGACTTTTAGGGTCAGGTTCATGTGTTTAGTATAACACGAATCAATCAATGATGTCAATGTTCGCCATTCCTCCCACAGCTAAAGCAGTGGGCTTCCTGGCGAAAGGAGGCGTGATATCCATGCAGGGGACTGACGCAACCCCCTTTATATAACAATGCCCCGCGGCAGTAGTCGCGGGGCATAATGCTGCGGGCATAAGATGCTCACGGTTGTTGATCACGGTCTCACGCCCCGGGCTCATCCACCTCCGCCAGCCGCAGCTTCTCCAATAGCTGCTCCCTGCTGTTGGCGGTGATATGAACACCACCAGCAATACCTTCGACGGGCTCCGCCCATACTCCCCACCGTCCATCCTCCCATTCGCGGATCTCGGCTGGATCGTATGCGCGAATTGTATCGTTCGCACCGCGTATGCGGATTTTCTGCGGCCGTGCCAACCCATCGGCTACGAACCTGCGGATGATCTCCGCCCGCTTTTCGCCAGTCCGCTGGGCCTCTGCGTCCAACCGGGCAAGCATCTCCTCCGGCAAGCGGATTTGCACGGTCGGTCCGATCTCCGGCCGGCCGGGGCCGCGCTCCTCCTCGATCTCACCGAAGTAGCGCTTAGCCTCCTCGTCATATTTGTTTTTGAGCAGCCAGAGACGTGCGGCCTCCTCGTCGAGATACTCCCACCAATCCCGACTACCCTGCCATTGTGACCAGTGGCAGAGTATCCACCGGCCGGTGGCGGTGCGGTACAGCGTTTCGTGGTCCCATTGGGTGCCGGTGTTCACGCTGATTCGGTTACTGCCGTCCCATTCTACGTCCTCTTCAAATACCTCAGCCTTCTCCGGGTTAAACCACCCGATGAGTCGGCGGTCCCTGTCGAAAATGTTTTGTCTAGACATTCATACATACCCCTTTCGTTTTATGGCTGCCCGGGCTTGGGACCGGGCGGCGCATTACCGCGGGCAGTAGCTGCCCGCGTCCCTCTGCTAGTTGTCGGTGTCGTTGCCCTCCGTTACACAAACGAACGGGCATGGCAGATCCGGCCCCCAAGTGACCGCTGCCCCGTTCGCGTCGTTGGATTTGACCTCGACGTCCGGACGCACTTCGATGTGCGTCACGGGCCTGTCAGCGTAGCGGGTCCGGTCCGTGGGGTCGAACTCCCGGATATAGGTGTATCCGTAGTTGCCCCACGGGTCACGGTTATCGTACTCGCAGCAATGCCAGCTATTTGCTGCGAGTACCACATACTGCTTGGTCATGTTTTTTACCTCCTTTTGGCTGCCCGGGCTTGGGACCGGGCGGCGCATTACCGCCGGCAGTAGCCGGCGCCCCTCTGCATCTATCGAGTGCGGGATAACAGGTGGTCGATGACTGCCGAAGCCCTTTCCCGGTTCAGGCCGCCGATTGGGACCTTGCCGATCGATGTCGGCTGCATAACCGACATCGTTTATTTCTTGGCTACAGTATACCACCTCCTCACCCAATAAACAACGTCTATTATTGATTTTTATATATGCCGTAGGGCATATTTTAATAATGTTCCGTATGACATGGTAGCGACCTATACGCAACCGTGATATGCTATCTATGGAGGTATCCGATGACTCCTGTAATATCCCGGCTTGATGAGCTGCTTGAGCGGCGTGGCAAAACCCGGTATTGGCTGGCCAAAGAGACCGGCCTCTCATATGCAGCCGTGGTGCGAATCGCCAGAGGAGCCCGACGGTATGATGAGGATAGTCTCGCTGCCATATGCCGGGTGCTGAAGTGCAAGCCGGGCGACATATTGGATTACATGCCGGAGGAGGGCGATGGTCATGCTTGAGCCCACGCCATCCCTTCCCCGGCGTTTTTTTGTTGGTCCGCATGCACTCAAACGGTGGCGAGAACGCATTGATCCCACCCTCTCAGATCAGCAAATCCGATACGAGATTGAGCGCCGGCTGCAACCACCCGCCCTGCCGGCCGCGGTCAATATATACCGTTCAAAAAACGAGGACATCCCCGACTATCCCTGCTTGATTTACCGATGCCGATACGAAGACCAGGTATACATTGCCATCGTCTCCCATAGCAGCACCAAAGATCCCGCTCCTGTAGTTGTGACCATACTTCCGGACGATGAGCAACTTAGTCGAATCGAAAAATACGTGATCGGCAAATGGCGCGACAAACGACATATGGTATACCTGCGTTTCCTACGCACCTTCGGTTGGTTCTCTCCCGAAGATTGCGCCACAATCCTCAAACAGCCTATAGAGGGTATACGGAAACGATGGGAGGAGGCCGGTGCTGCCGGCGATAGACATTGCGGCACCTGCCAGCTCTTTGGCCGCGCTACGCAAGAGTGTATGCATTACGACTGCCCGGTCAGCGCCACCAGATCGGCATGGGACTGCGAACATTATATAGAGGATATATGGGAGGTGGTGAAATCGGCCAAGTACATTGAGATACCCGATGAGGTATTGGCGCAGGCGGTGGAGATGCAGGAGAGCGGCGGCCTGTCGCTGGCTGAGATAGCTAAGCGGCTCGGATACTCCGAAGCCACTCTCTGGCGCAGGATGAAAGAGTGGGATAAAAAGAAGGGCAGAGGAGGTGTGCAAAAGGTGAAGCCGGAGACGGAAAAAGCCGTGAACGAACCCGCACCAATCACTGTGCCGGCGGCAGAACCGGTATGCTCCACCTGCATCCACCGGCCGGTGTGCCGATACCAGGATACCTACCGGCAGCATCAGGAGTGGGCTGTCTGCAAATGGTGGCGGAAGGAGGAGGCGGCTTGATTACGCCAACTAAACTTATTTACAATGCCTACCGACGTACTCCGCAGCCTATGCCGCTACCTAACGGTAAAACCGCCACCTGGCCGGAGCCGGAGTATATTGATGTACCGGACCCGGTGTGCTGGCTATGCGGCGGCGATACCGGAGGCCGGGGCATGCTCCGTAAAAATGCAATCCGTAAGACGTTTACCAATACTCCTGATGCGAGAGCTGCCGATTCTTCTAGCGTATGCGTTGCCTGTAGCTGGATATTGGAACAGAAATTGCTCCGTAATTACAGCCTGCTGGTGCTAGATGGGTTATTAGAGCATCCTAGTAGGGAGCGTATACGGGATATAGTCATCTCGCCGCCAGATCGTTTCCCGTGGATGCTCTGTATTGCCGTTTCCGGTCAAAAGCATCTGAGCTTTTTCGGCCACGTTAATCTGTCCCGCCGTGATATGCGGATCTACATGGAGAATATGACAATTCCTTTGCCTGCCGGCGGGCTAGGGCATCTGATAGAACCGGTGGAAAAGCTATATAACGGCGGGTTTTCCAAAGCCGAAATATTGAGCGGAGATTATCGGCAGGACCGTATTTTAAAGTTTGGTTTGCAAGCATGGCGGGAGCTTGTAGAACAATTGGCGCCGGTCCGAGGAAGCCGGCAGTATGAACTCGCAGTGTTTGTTGCACAAAAGAGAGAGGAGGAGAACCTATCATCTACGGTTTCGACACAGACAACCAGCACGCAGCAACAGCCGCACTCTGTCTCTACGCCATTTATCGCAGCCGTAACCCCAAGCGACTCAAAGTCACCCCGGATTTTTGGGGAATCATCGAGCGGGCAACCCGATCAACAGCAAAACGAGCAGCAACTCTCCCTGTTTGGATAGACAAACTCAAAACAAAGTTGGGTTGCGAGACTATTGCTCCGCGCTGGGCACGTACCGACCTTGGCGGTTTGATTACGATGATGCATGATCCTCGCACAGGGGAGCTGCGGCAGATCAACAAAGAACGCAGAGAGTTCCTTACTCAGGTGATCGACGAGGCCGACGATGAGGCCGTGTTGGATGTGGCGTATCGGCAGACGGCATATGTCGTGCTGCTGGTGAGGGATCGGCTGGAGCGGGAGAAGCCTTATGAGGCTGAGATATTGAAAGATGAGGAGAGTGACGATAATGACACAGAGTGAAGCAGTAAAAACCTACCGACTAGATGGTGAGATCAAAATGTTGGCGCCACTCTCCCATATTGGGGAGAGCCACGGTACCGATTCTTACCTGGCAGAACAAGTGGTGATTGGCGCAGACGGCCGCCCGGTAGAGGTATTCGTATACAGCGGTAACGCTTTTCGCGGTGCCATGAGAGACCAAGGAGTTAAATATCTGTTGGACCGTCTCGGCGGCATCCAGATCCCTGTTGAGACTTTCCACTTGCTCTTTTCCGGCGGTAGTCTTGGGAGCGAGACACATGTGGACATTATGCAGGCCCGGATGTATCGTCGTCTACTACCGCTATTCAGCATCTTTGGCGGTGGCACAGGCAATCAGATACTTTCCGGCAAAATGCGCATAGGCCAAATGTACCCCGTGACCAAAGAGTGTGCCCGGATTCTTCCAGAAAAATATCGTCAAGACGATCTCCCGTCCTGGCGTCAGTGGACGGTGGAACAAAGTTTCACCCGCAAGGATGATTCCAAAGACGAGCGATTGCGAGTTTACCTAGACACACCTAGCGATGAACAGTTGATGCTGGAGGGATCTGTCAAAACAACCAAAGACAAAGACGCACCTCAGCAGATGCGCTATACCGTCGAATGCTTGGCTGCCGGATCTATGCTCTATCAGCGCATTGAGCTTGTAGATGTGACGGAATTGGAACTTGGAGCTTGGGTGTCATGCCTTGCCGAGTGGAGCAAGTCGCCCTACCTGGGCGGCAAAAGCAACGTCGGCTTGGGTCTGTGTGAGGCCGAGTGGCAGTACATCGTACCCGGCGAGGATGATGAGTGGAAGCCCTTCGTCACTATCACCGATGGTCGCTGTATCCTCGGCCCGGCACCGGCAGAGGCAAAAGACGAATATGACCGCTTCCTGCTCTCGATTTACCAGCACTATATCGAGGGTCAGGCACATGAGTTAAAAGCGCTATTGGGGGCTACAGCGTGATGCAACCGCTCAAAATTACCGCCATACTCCAGACCGGGCAGGTATGTAGCTATGATGGGCGGCTCACGCTGGACGGCCTGCTTTCTTCGGTATGGTTCCGCGAGCATCATCCAGAGATGCTTGCCTATGGTGCTCCGGAAGATGAGTGGCCTGATGCCGAACTGCCGTTTGAACGGCGGGTGCCGGCACATGATGCCGGCGCATGGTATTGGGCGGTCTCTCTGGGACAATATGAAACGACAAAAGAATATGTTTATCACTGGCACCGCCGTTTTGCCGCCGAACGAGAACGGTATATGGATCTCTCCGGCAAAAAAAGTGGACGTATTAACATAGCGGCCGGCTATATGAAGATATACCGACACCCGGTACCTGTGATTGTAACACCGGAGATTGTCTGGTATGCTGTAGGCGATGTCGATGAATTACGCCGTATGTTGGCGAAAGTATCATATATCGGTAAGAACAGGTCGCAAGGTTTTGGATGGATCGGCGAATGGCGGGTAGAACCATGCGATGCTGACTATAGCGAGATTGGTCCTGACGGCGAGCGTATGCGAGACCTGCCGACTAAAGAAGACCGAGCTGAAGGGGTGGAGGGTGTCCGTCCACCATATTGGGTGCGGTACAATAGATATCCGGTGGAGGTGTGGAGTGGACCGCGAGCGGTTGGAAACCTACAGGCTATATAGCAAGCTCCCCGTATATCGCAGAAGGCTCGTCGCGGCACAGGATTTTATTCGCACCTGTCTTACTGAAGAACCGGCGTCTTATGTATCTTGGAGCGGCGGCAAGGACTCAACTGTTTTGCTCGATCTGGTGCTCCGGATACGACCAGATATACCTATTGTGCATGTGCGCACCGACATTGAGTATCCTGACTGCGCGGCTTTTGTGGACAAATACATAAATGAGCGAGGGTTGAATGTCACGATCCTACGCCCGCCATCGGCATGGCAGATCCTCATTGATGCCGGCGGCCCGTCTGGACAAGTCAATGTCGCCACCAGCCGCATTGATAAAGAGTGTTTTTTTGCACCTATCGAAAAAGAGGTCAAAGAGAAAGGGTATCGCCAAGTGTTCCTCGGTATGCGCGGCGAAGAAAGCTATGCCCGGACGCTCAATATCAAGGTGCGTGGCAAACGGTACTACCACAAAAGCCGGGATCTTTGGACCTGTCTGCCATTGGCATCATGGACGGCTAAGGACATTTTTGCCTATCATATAACCGAGGGCATCCCTTGGTCACCGATCTATGAGCGCGCGTATTTGCATCCAGAACCAGAGCGAATCCGCGAAGGATGGTGGACACCGGGAGATATGGCGGCAAGTCACGGTGCCCTTGGATGGCTCCGTTATCACTACCCCGATCTGTACCGCCGAGCCAAGGAGACCTGGCCGTACCTGGGAACATAGGAGGCTACGCCATGTTGACATACTCCCACGACTAAAGTCGAGGGCTTTCTCGCCAGGATCTCGTAAGGGGGATGACGTCGAGTGGAGTGCAGGAGCGACGTGCAAACCGGGCGATGTGAGAGCGGGGATAAATGCAAAGATAAAGTTCTAACCCAACCTGCGGAGCTTTGCCCGCACTGTGGCCGGCCGACATTCCGACAGGGTTTTCGGTGGGTCTGCCCGCAGTGCGGGTGTTTGGCGTGCGTAGAATGAGTAAAGCCCCAGGCTATGTGCCTGGGGCGGTTTTGTTTTCCTTTTGGCCCCGGATCGCTCCGGGGCCTGCAGTATTACAACAGGCTCAACGACCATGATATCTCATGAGTAAATAGACCATCTGGATAATCCAAGATTATAATCTCGAAAGCTCGGCGCTCACCAATAGCTATATGGGTTTCATTGGTCCATCCAGTGGCGACTGTTACGCCATTTTGTATAAGCTTAACGCGGATCTCTAAGTAGTCTGCCGGTGCATTACCTATGTTTTCAGCAATGCCTCTGAGCTTTCCGTATAGCCCAGAGTAGGGAGTGGGGTCCTCCCAAACCAGATCAGTAATAATAAAATCCGGTTTCTTAGTTACTTTGGTTCCGCACCCAGACAACAGCACTGCTATTATTGCCAAGGTGACAACCAGCAAAACACTTCTTTTCATCCCTGATCGCTCCTTTCTTTATAATGAAGCTACTGCTTTTTTGGTTCGCCGTTTTCTAATATTTCCCTTTATCACCGCGGACATTACACCACATTTGTCCACGACCATGCTATCTGCTGCGGCAGGCCGGGTTCGTACTGATTCGCCTTACGGCGCCGCCCGACGTTCTGGCTGCGCGTCTGGCGGCCCGAGCTGCAGAGCGCCGGGATCCGGGCCATGCATCGGAACGCGGGCTGGGAGGGCTGCCTGACGACTACTGGGATGCCGTGTGGGATACGTCGGAGCCGTTCGAGGCAACGATCGCGAGGCTGGAGGCGGTGGTACGCAGCACGGCCCCTGGCACGGGTATGAAAAGGCCCCGGTTGATGTCGGGGCTTTAAGCGTCACAGGGCGGTAGCTATACCGTCCTGCGACGGGATATTCGGCTGCACTTCCTAGCGAGTGTTAGACGAGCACCCGCGTTGCCCACATGTACGGCTGTTCGTCACAAATTTCGAGATCGCCGCGCTGGAGACTCTCTCGGATCATGTCTAGAGCGACCTTGCGGCTGATCTCGTACTCGCGCCATGTGGGGTGCGAGTAGCAGTAGCAGGTGCCCATGCCAAGATCCCGGCTGCTCGGACAGGCAATCTCTGTGAGTATGATCCGGCCGCCCTCGTAGGAAAGGCGGCGGTCTGCTATCTCCTCGCCAAACTGGGTGTGTAACCAGGAAAGGACCAGCACCTTCCTCTGGCGCACCAAAGACGAAAGCGAATCGCGTACGCTAACCATGCTATTTCTCCTCCTTTTTATAGGCTGCTCGCTGGGCCGATCAAGCCCCACCCGTGCTCGTCGACCCAGCCCTGGGCGTCACGTACCCACTCGGGGGCACCAGCGGCCAGCAGTGCATCCACCAGACGTCGGTCCTCATCAGGGTCGCCTGTGTGGTCGTGCCCCAGGATCGCCCGCACTGTGTCCCAAGGTATCTGTATGGCCTCGTGTTCGGTCACCCCGTTGGAGTATACGGTCCTCACCTCATCTAGGTCGATCCGTGCCTGCACTTCCTTGGATGTCGTTCGCTTGTCCATCATGCCCAGCTCCTTTCTGAGTGCTCTATCCAAGATCGCCTCAATCGTCTCGCCAGTCTCTGCGGCCCTGATCCTCAAAGCCTTGTGCACGTCATCCGCCATCCTCATACCTCGTGGTCGTCGTGTCTGTGGCAACTCCATCGCCTCCGTTGGTGTGTTTCCCTTACCTCTTGTTTATATTATAACGTGCACATGTGCACATGTCAACGCTTATTTACAAGTTTCCTCAAATATTTTTTGGCCTCAATCCAGACCCTACATTAAAGACGTTCGCTACAGTGCGCAGGAAAACCCGCATGTAACTAACTCGCAACTAACAAAAGAGCCTCTAAACCCTCAGTCTAAAGCCTTCGTCGCTTGAATGGCATTCAAGAGGTCGGCGGTTCGATCCCGCTCGGCTCCACCAAAGAAAGTACGATAGGGCCTGCGTTTGCAGGCCTTAACGCTTTTTACGGGGTGGTCTGAAGTTGGCCAGAAATCGCCAGAATTCGCCCTCGTAACTAACACACAACTAACAAGTAACTAACACGTTCGAATAATCGTTCAGATGGCTTCAATGGCCTGCCTGAGCTCTTCTACGCGTGGGTGCGTGTAGGTGTTTGCCGTCGTTGAGTAGTCAGTATGTCCCATCAGGTCCTGGATATGTTTTGTGTTGACCTTAGCCCGGTCTAGCAACGTCCCGAACGTGTGTCGGGTCGAATGCGGAGTAAGGCGCCTCTCGATACCGGCTCGCTCGAGCGTGGGGTAGTAGATGGATTTGCGGTAGTAGTCTACACTGATCGACTGGCCGTCACGGTGGATGAGTCGTGCCCCCTTGCTCTCATACCAGTGTTGCAAATACGGTTTGATCTTCGTATGCACAGGCACTACGCGATCCCGGCCGGCATCCGTCTTAATCCCGCCTGTAATGATCCACCGGTCGATGTCAACGTTGAACCGTGTGAGCTGCACCATTTCTCCGACTCGCATACCTGTATAGATGAGAATCATGATGGTACCAGCCCACACGTCGCCGCTAGCCGCCAGTTGTTCAATCTTGCGGATCTCCAGGTCCGTGAACGTCTCCTTCTTGGCTTTGCGCGCCTTCGGCAACTTGATGGCCCGGGCATAATTGGTTTTGATAATATCGTCGTTCACGGCGATTTCAAAAAGGATACCAGCCAGGGTCTTCGCCTTTTCGAGCGTGGAGCGACTCACGCCCTCCTTGATCATCTCATCGATTACATCCTGTAAGTGCGATGTCTTGAGGTAGCGGATCGGCTCCTTAGCAAGTGCTGAGAGTCGTTTCCAAACAGCACGATATCCGTTCGCCGTGCTCTGGCTGAGCGTCTGATACTCCTTATCGGACCATTTTTCGTATATCTCACCGAGCGTAGTATCCCGAGCTTCACCGATCGGGTTGCGATTGTACTCTGCTAGTGCGTCCAGCGCCTCTTTCTTGGATGCAAAATATCCGACGGTGTAATAAAGTTGTTTTCCTTCCTCAGACCACCCTATGGTTTTGCGAGCGATCCATGGACGCCGCCGGTTGCCGGATAGCTTGTACACGCTGCCGTAGCCGTTTGGGAGCCGCATTTGCCGTGTCCACCTCTCTCATAGCAAGCTCTGGAACATTACGGCTTTACCCAAGACGCGAACATCCTTGAAAGCTGCCTCCGAGAGCGTGGCCTCGTCGTCGATCAACACGACAGCGATGTCACCGTTATCGACGACGGGCTGCTGCCGGACGAAAACCAAATCGCCGTCACATATACGGGCGTCGATCATGCTGTCGCCCTTCACCCGCAAACAAAAATCGACGTGCACGCCTTTGGGTATGACAAGATACTCTCCTCTTTCCTCACAAGCTAGAATCGGCTCGCCGGCTGCAATGTCGCCAAGAATGGGCACCTGCCGGATCTCATACTCTACTGTGTTCTTGACGTCCGTCATTCCCATGATGTAGGACGGGCTGACGCCGAATATCTCCGATAGACGTTCTATCGCCGAGCGCTTCAGGTTATGCGTTTGCCCGGATTCCCATTTCTGGACTGCGGCTCGCTTCACTGCCGGA